GATCAGTCAGCGGCAACCAATACCGGATATTATTCAGCGGCAACCAATACCGGATATCAGTCAGCGGCAACCAATACCGGAGATTATTCAGCGGCAACCAATACCGGAGATTATTCAGCGGCAACCAATACCGGAAATAAGTCAGAGGCAACCAATACCGGAGATTATTCAGCGGCAACCAATACCGGAAATCAGTCAGCAGCAACCAATACCGGATATTATTCAGCGGCAACCAATACCGGAGATCAGTCAGCAGCAACCAATACCGGAGATCGGTCAGCAGCAACCAATACCGGATATCGGTCAGCGGCAACCAATACCGGAGATTATTCAGCAGCAACCAATACCGGATATCAGTCAGCGGCAACCAATACCGGAAATAAGTCAGCGGCAATTGTCGAAGGAAAAGAAAGCATTGCGTTAGCTACAGGAATTAAATCAAAAGCTAAGGGAAAAATCGGATGTTTTATTGTTCTGACTGAGTGGAAAGAAATTAATAATGAATATCATATTGTAGATATTAAATCAGCAAAAGTAGATGGAGAAAACATTAAAGAAGATACTTTCTATATGTTGAAAGACGGAAAATTTGTAGAAGTAGATTAAGTTGCCCTGGAAGGTGCGGTCACACCAACCAGGACGGTATCTAACTAAGAATGAGTTAGTTAAATACAGGATTATTATAACACAACCTCCTGTATTTGACAAACAAAAATATAACAGGAGGACTTTTTATGCAAAAAAATGGCGAAAATCAGCCACTTTCCAGTGAAATCATTGCTGATCTGGAAGAAAAGCTGATGGCAAGAAATGTAATTATCGCTATTCTGGCAACTGCACTTGTAGTAACCACATCCAGAAGAAAGTGAGGACAAAATGAAAGAGGTGGTAAAGACAATAGAAGAAATATTTGTGGGGATAGGGATGTTTACAGTAATCTTCTCAATTACATGGATGCTTACATCATTTGATGTTATTGGGGTGTTCTTCGTATCAACCGTCTTATTCTCAATAATGTTTCTTCCTATTATATTAGGAACGGAGGAAAAGTAAATGAAAAGATTAAATAAAGTAAGATTATCAGGTAGAGCCGGGGAAATAGTGTTCAGCCACGAACATTACGGAAGATATTATTACAAATTCATGCTGACAGTTATTCGTAAAAGTGGTGCAGTAGATATGTTCCCAATCGTTATAGAAGATCCCATTGTACGTGATAATGATTATAACGGAAAAGAAGTTGTGGTAACAGGAGCAATCAGAAGCATGGACACTTCTAAAAATCCAAATAAGCACCACAATGTTAATTATATCGCAGCTGATAAAGTGGAAATCCTGGAAGAACAGGTTCCGGATGGTGATATAAACGAAGTAGAGTTTATTGCCAGAAGTTGCACGAAAGAGCCATATGCAAAACTTACGCCAGTAACGAACAGGAAAGTTTCAAATCTTTTCGTAGCAATTCCAAGAGATTTTTCAGAAAGATCCGACTTTACTCGCTGTACTTTATGGGGAAAAGGTGCTGATCTGGCGGTAGACGTTAAAAGGAATGATTACATTAAAGTAACTGGCAGGTTAATGAGCCGTGATGTTTATGTTAATGGAGAAGAAACGGAAAGTGTATATGAGATTTCCGTAAAAGAAATGGAGAAATTGGAGGATGAAGAATAATAAGAATGAAGTTCAGATATTTGGCGCAATAATGGACATTCAGCCAGGAACGTTTTTCAAGGACGGAGAAAAATTCGCAAGATTTTATATTGGTGCAAAGCGCACCAGTGGAAACGTAGATTTGCTTCCAGTAATTGTTAAAGAAAAGCAGACGGAAGGTTTAAAGATTGGAAAACACGCTTATGTTGAAGGGAGATACAGTTTTTCAAACAAACATGAAAGTGGAAAGTCACATTTGATTCTTGAAATCAAAGCGGAAACAATCTGGTGTGGAGAAGGTGATGGGAGCACAGAAGGTGAAAACAAAATCATTCTGGAAGGTTATCTTTGCAAACCGCCTATTTACCGCAAAACACCAATAGGAAAAGAAATCTGTGATTTGATGATTGCTTGCAACGAATATGATTTACGAAGAACAGATTATATCCCATGTATAGCATGGCGGAAAGAAGCCAGAGAAGCTGCTGATTTCAAGGTTGGAGATTTCGTAAAAATAATCGGAAGAATCCAGAGCCGGATTTATCATAAAAAATTATCTGGTGATGAAGTAGAGATCAGAACCGCATATGAGGTATCAATAGGGAGGATAATCGAGCATGAAAGTGGAAGTGAAAAAAATTTACTTGGAGAATTACCAAAAGTTTCCGAGTAAGTCTGTAGATTTGTTTCCAAGAACAGAGATTTCCGGCAGAAACAGAGAAGGAAAATCCACATTAAAGGACGCATATTTGGATGTTCTGACAGGAAAGATGGCAAATGGTACAGAACCGACTTCTATCCGCAGAAAAGAAAATGGATTGGAAGTGCCAAAGGTTGATGTTGTAAGGGAGCTTACACTTGCGATTGATGGGAAAGAAAAAGTGATCCGCAAAATCACAAAGCAGAAGTGGAGAAAACCAAAAGGACAGTCCGAAGAGGTGTTCGATGGAAATGAAACTTCTTATGAAATTGACGGATTCCCGGCTAAATTAAAGGATTATACCGAGTTCATCCATTCAATAGCGGAGCCTTCAACACTTCTGATGTGCAGTAATCCAAAACCATTTCTGAATACATTACAGAAGTCAACAGCAGAATCCAGGAAGGTACTGGAAAAGATGTCTGGTTTCGATATTGCTCAGTTTATGGAAGAGAATCCACAGTACGCTCATGTGGAAGAAATCACAAAGGGGCATTCCGTAGAAGATACATTGAAGAAGCTCCGAAAAGAACTGAATGCACAAAAGAAAAAGGTGGATGCCAAAAACACGGAGATTGCATATGAAACCAATCGGACTGTTGAAGCAGAAGATACTTCTTCCCTGGAATCCAAAAAACAGGAGCTTAATGCGGACCTTTCCAAACTGGAAGAACAGGAACAGATTCTTGAAGATTCAGCAAAGGGCTATGACAGTATTTCGTATGAAATCTGTGGTTTGAAATCTTCCAGGGATGGTCTGGTTAGCAAAGCTAATGAATGGTTAAGAGCCAGACAAAAATTCATTTCTGATACAGTTTCCGAACTTAGGTTAAAAAAATCAGAAAAGGAATCAAGCATTCGTATTATTGGAATGGAACTGGATAACCACATAAGGGAAGCACAACAAGCAAAAGCTGACTTGGATAGAGCCAGACAGGACTATCCGAGAATCAAAGAAATGGAGTGGGATGATTCTGGACTGAAAGCTATTGAAGCTGAAACATTCAATGATTCTTATACCATTTGCCCGACCTGTGGGAAGGAACTGCCAGAAGAACAAATTTCCGAATTGAGAGCTTCCTTTGAAGAAAAGAAGAAGTTCAGAATTGAAAATGAATTAACCAAAAAGCAAAACTGGGAATCAGCAAAACAGAACCAGTTAAAAGGAACTTGTGATCTTGGAAATTCTGCTTCTGCAAAATTAAAGAAAACTAACGAGGAAATCAACAAATTACAATCGGAAATCGGCGTAGCACAGGATGAAGTTGCTGAACTCACTAAACAGATTGAGGAAGAACAGTCCAAATTTACGGAGCTTCCGGAATCTGTAGATATGAAAAATGATGAAGAATATCTTGCGGTTACAGCGAGAATTTCAGAATTTGAAGAGAAACTGAAATCATTTGATGATGTTCCTGGAAAGAAACAGGAATTAAGAATGCAGATCAGCAATGTCATGAAACAGATTTCCAATGTGGATGCAGATATCAAAATTGCACAGGCAGCAGTCACAGAGAAAGAAAAGCGAGTAGCCGAACTGAATGAGGAACTGAAAAGCCTTGGACAGTTTCAAGCTGATATTGAAAAGAACATTGATACCGTTCTTAACTTCTCAATCCAGAAGAATAAGGCACTGGCAGAGAAAATCAATCCATTTTTCCATCATTTTCAGTTCAGCTTCCTTGATTACACGATTGATGGAAATCCAGTGGAAACTTGCAAGATGATCTGCAATGGAGTGAATTACTTTGATGGTTTGAATTATTCTGACAAAATCTTGTGTGAAATTGATTTGCTTAGAGGTTTACAGGCTTTGAACGGTTTGAATTTGCCGATTTTTGTTGACAACAGCGAGAGCGTAAACGCAACCAGACTTCCTAGTGCTGAACAGCAGATGATTGTACTAAGAGTGACGGACGATGATTTGAGAGTGAGAAAAATTTAAATAAAAAGTCAAAAAGCATAGGTGTCGTTGCATGGCAATGAAAGTTGCCATTATACCAAAATATATGATTGTAAAGAACAAAAAATCAAAGAACATCTAAATACAAAAAATCAACGAATAACACAGTATAGAACAATTCTCATTGCTATACACAGGCACCTACGCAGAAACAGGAGGGGAAAATGCTAACAGCAACATGGGGAAAACATTTTTTCAAGGCAGATGCCACAAAATGCGCATCTGAAATCATGGAAATTTGCGATCAGATGGAATCAGCTACACCACAACAGATTCTTGAGAAAGCAAGGGACGAAAGTACAGAATTACATAAGTGCTTTACATGGGATGATTCCATAGCAGCTGAAAAATACAGAATACACGAAGCCAGACAGATAGTTTGTCAGTTAAAAATCGTGGAACAGGATATTGATAACAAGTCAAAGCCGACAGCAATTCGAGTCTTTTACAAGACAGATGGCAAAAGCGGATATAAGCCAACACAGCTTATTTTGAAGCAGCCAGATGAATACGAAGCACTTTTAGAGCGTTGTCGGAATGAACTTCTGTCAGTGAAACAGAAATACAAGAATATTTCTGAATACGAAGAGGTTTGGGAATTGATTAGTTAAACATAAATGCCGCTACTGTGCTGATATGCCTATAAGAGTGGGAACATACGAAAAAACAGGAAAAAATATCACAACACATTAAAGCACAGAAAAACATACTAAATCACATAACACATCATTCTTATAGGTTTATGAGTACAATAGCGGCGAAATTCCTACGTTGATATGCCTGTAAAAAATATATGGCAAGCAGAGGACAGAAAATTATAATATAGCGCACCACATAACATTTCTTTTTACAGGTTTATGATCGTAGAAAACCACAGCATTTATCAGTCTGCATAAGCGGAACAACAGGGAAGAACATATAAAAATAGGAAAGGAAAGCACAATACATTATATTAAAAATGTTTTTGCTTATGCAGAGCGATGAGTGTTGTGAACACTTAAAACAGAATAGGAAAGAATAAGACAGATAATAACAGCAAGAAACAGAATACAACAGGACACAACACTTACCGGATGGGCTGTTTTGTAGGCGGTATAAATCGCTAGGAAAGTATATCGAAACATAACGCGGTAAATTAGATCACAGCGAAATATATCTAATTATAGATAATTACACCTAACTTTTATATTGCCTATAAAGCGGCTCATCCAAACAAAATTATCTCCTGGGTAGGTGGCATGAGATGCCATAGTAAAGGATACCATAGAATATTGCAGAATATAAAAATACAGAATATTTCATGTTACCTACCGAGCAGATAAGCCACCAAGTGTATTTAGTTGGCAGTAGAAAACTGCTAAGAAAATTATATCTTCGCACAATAGAGAACAGCACACGACAGTAAAATATAGCACATTCTACTGCTTGCTAAGTACATTTGGAAATTTGCACAAAGATTCAAACGGATTAGTTTCGCATAACAGAACAGCACATGACAGAACAAAACATTACATTACAGCATAGCGTTACTAATCTGTTTGAGTGTTTGCGCAAACAGAACAGGAATGTTCACCAAATAACAGTAAATCACAATACAACATTTAGGAGGAAAGCAACATGGCAAAAAACATCACAATCGAACCATTAAAGGAAACCACATTAAGAGTTGAACTGATCGGGGACACAGACCTCATTCTTCACAAAAGAAGCCGTTACTATGAACAGGCTGAATGTTTCAAGCAGTCCAAGGACAAAGGCTTCAAAATGCCAGCTATTTACAATCAGCCCAAGAATGTTTGGGAGGGCTTAATTACTGGTATTCACTGGGAAAAACCAATTAATTTCCACGATGAAGATATTTCCCTTTACACCGAGGAAGAGTGGAAAGATTACATGGCAAACAACAGACCTTGCATTCTTACCCAGGCATTCAAGAAATCATTCACGGAAACATTTATTACTTTCTTCAAAGATTCCACAGGAAAGAAAGGAACAGATATAAAGCGTTCTCTTTCAATCGAAGGTTCTATTTGCCCGGTAAACTTTGAATCTGTTGAGGTGGTAAATAAGATCGTTCCGACTTCTGGAATCAGTGCAAGCCCGGTTCTTTGTAGCAGTAATGTGTTCCATAATTGGAGAACTACTATTGAAGTATCTTGCCCGGACATTGTATTTCCATATGAAACAGTATTGCAGCTGATTGAAACCAGTGGAAAGTACATCGGAATCGGAACACAGAGAGCAAACGGAAACGGCAGATATCACATCAACCCGGACAATGTGACTATCATTTAATTTGGTAACTATCGGTGGTATATGAATCCGGGTGAATGCCCGGAAAGTACAGTAAGAAAAATAACAGAATATCATAGCACATGACACGACATTAAATTCATTCTGTTTCGTATGCCACCGATCATAACTCTTTGGTGCATTCACGGTGGATTGAAAATTTACAAATTATGTAAGCCAGAAGATAGAAAATAAAACAGAAGGGCAAAACATGATAGCCAAAAACATATTTTCAATCTACTGCGCGTGCACCCAAGAAAATAAATAAAACCTTAGGTGTATTCACGATGGGATAATATGACACATCGAAAATAGGACAGCACATATCATTATAGGAAACTACAGAACATTACATATTATCTCATTTTGAATGCACCTAAGGCAAAAAAGAAAAGGAGAATTAAAATGGCAGGAAAAACACAGTTAGCAACAGCAGGAGAACAACAGGCGGCAATCGTAATCAACAATTCATTCATTGATGGATTGGTTAAGCAGCTTGAAAAAAAATGCGAATACGGTCTTTCGTTCCCAAAAGACTACAACCTCAGCAATGCGCTCATGGGGGCATATCTGATTCTGAAAGAAACAAAAGACAGAAATAATAAGCCAGTTCTGGAATCTTGCACATCCACAAGCATTGCAAACAGCCTTATGAACATGGCGACACTTGGTCTTTCGGTACAGAAAAAGCAGGGCTATTTTATTAGTTATGGCAATCAGTGCCAGTTCCAGAGGTCTTACTTCGGAAACATTACAATAGCAAGAAGATATGGTATGAAAGATATTCATGCGGAAGTCATTTATGATGGTGATGAGTTCAAATACCACATTGAAGATGGAAACAAGGTGCTTGATTCCCATGAACAGGATTTTATGAACATTGACAACGATAAGATTCTTGGGGCATATGCAGTAGTGCTGATGGAAGATGGAACAAAGCATTTGGAAGTAATGAACATGAAACAGATCAAACAATCTTGGTTACAGGGATATGGGTACAAAGAAAATGGCAATGGAACACACCAGAAGTTTACCGATCAAATGGCAAAGAAAACAGTTATCAATCGTGCATTAAAGCAGATCATCAACAGCCACGGTGATGTTTTTGTACAGGAAGCTGACAAGAATACAGAGGATATTCCAAAACAGGATATTATTGAACAAGACGTTGCTTATGAAATTAGTGAGAATGCAAATACAGAAGAATTCATTCCACAGCCAGAAGCAATCGAAGAAAAGCCAAAGCAGCCAACCGTAGCCGAAACCGTAAAAACAACAGAGAAAGAACCAATTCCGGCAGCAGAGACAGTGGAAACAGAAATTCCGTCATTTATGAGCCAGGAGGAAATGTAGGATGGAAAAGAAATTGATTATTGTGGCAGCAGTAACAGCTTGTGTATCAATCACAGGCTGTACCGAAAGCTTTGACAGGGAAGTAAAATCTTTTTCAAGTAATTGAAACGGTGGTTTGAACCGTACCGTAACTGTTTACGATTACAACGGCGGTAAAATCAAGTCCTGGTCTGGAAAGTTTGATGTTTCCGAATCCGAGAATGAAGTTTACTTTGATGATTCGGACGGAAAGAGAGTTATTATCCACGGCGGTATTGTCGTGAATGAGGAAAACTGATATGAGCAGCAGTGTAATTGAAACAATTAAAGAAGTTGTAAGCAATATGAACAGCGGACTTTATGATTTCACGGTAGATGGGAAATGTTCAGAATGCGGTTCGTGTTGTTCAAATTTTCTACCGATATCATCCAAGGAAATCAAACAGATTAAGTGGTACATTCGCAAACACCATATCAAGGAATGCAGACATAATTTCACTGCTTCATTAATGGATTTAACCTGTCCGTTTCTGATGGACGATAAGGCAAAAGAGAAATGTTCAATCTACCCTGTTAGACCGGAGATATGCAAATCATTTGTCTGCAATGACCCACAGGGAGCCAGAAAGAACAAAGCTTTAATGCATAAAAAATATAAGCCTGTTGATATGAGAGAAACGTTTTTCGGAGGTGAGTAGGAATGAGATTAGCAAGTCAGAATGGGGAAATTGATGTTCCTTATGAAATCACATCATTAAGCAGAACTGGAAATATCATAAGAGCATATGTGCCAATGGTAGGCGAAAAAGGAACAGTCATGGCTCGTTATTCGACAGATGAAAAAGCCCAAAAAGCTATGAAAGCTTTGCATAAAGTGTATGCAGGAATGTTTTTAGCACAAAACATTGAAATGAGCGATGATGATTACGAAGAATGCATAAAAATGGATGCAAGAGGTTTCGGAATCATTAAAACCATGGTTAACAGCCCAGATATGAAATTCGAGCCTGCAAACATTGTGTTTCAGTTCCCGGAGAATGATGAAGTATGAAAGAAATAGGAAGAAAGAAAATAAATTGGGATTCCATTGTGACTGTGGAATTATCGCTTAAAGAGCTTCAATTAATAAGGGACGCAATGGTGGCTACAGATTTAAAAGATATGAAAGAATTATGGCGCGGAGCTCCTCCATATCAGCAGGACGATAAAAATATGATTGGAGAAACTGCTTCTTCAATTTTAAATAGCTACAAATAAACAGAAAGCGAGGTGATGAAAAATGTTCATGAGAATAGTAAATACAGGGAGTACACATGGAAACTGCTATGTTTTGAAATCCAACAGCGGAGAATTGCTTCTTCTGGACTGTGGATGCAGATACAAAGATATTCTGAAAGCTATTGACTACAGAACAAGTGATGTTTCGGGCGTGCTTCTGACGCATGAACACGGTGATCACCGTGAATCATTTAAAAATCTGATGAATTTAGGCATTCAAATTTACACCAATGATGAAACCGTGGAACATCTGCAAATCATCACTGGCGAATTAATGAAAGGTGTTCCAGAGAAAAGACCATTTCGGGTCGGCTCGTTCACTGTAATACCGTTCTATTTGCCGCATACTACAAGGGATAAGGATACAGGGCAACTTATTCCGTGTTTCAATTATGGTTATATCGTGGAACATGAAGAGATGGGAAAGCTGCTGTACATGACGGACTTCGAGTTTTGTCGATACAACTTCAAGGAAATGCGACTGAACCACTTGGTTATTGAGTGCAACTATTGTAAAGAATTGGTTGACAAAACAGCCGAAAATTACTCCCACAGACTTAAAGGGCATTGTTCCTTAGATACTTGCAAAAGCTTAGTAAATACAAACCATACGGCGGCACTACGGACGGTAACATTGGTGCATTTGAGTAATGAAGCAGCTGACCCGGAACAGATTTTGAAAAAGATAAAAGAAGCGGTTGTTTGGGATGATGCAATCGTCCAGATTGCAACACCTGGTCTGGAAATTAACTTGGACTTATGTTCGTTTTGAAAGGAGAAAATTAATGCCAAAAAAAAATTAGAAACTATGTAATTAAAGGACAGGAGCATGTAGACCGTAAAACAGGAAAAACAATTCCTTCACCTAGTGCATGGCGTTCAGTAGAAGATGTGGTTGTGAAAGAAGCAATAAAAGAAACTATTGAGAAAGTTAAGGAGGATTAATCAATGAAAATCTTCTTAAAAACACTTGACAAACTGAAAAAGTCAGAACCTTCCGAACAGGAATGTAAGTACGACAAAGGATGGAATGATGCAATCAAGAAAGTTGAAGAACTGATCTGTTCCTACAGTCCTGCGGATATGTGGATTCCAACAGATGTGAAGTTACCGCCAGAGCCAGATGTGAGAGAAAGCCCAGAAGATAAGATAAAATACAACGTTACCATAAAAGACGCCGAGTTACCAACAACCCTTACATATTTAGGTGGTGGAAGATGGGGCATGGTAGAAAAACACAGAATTGCATATTACCCAGTCATTGCATGGCAACCAATGCCACCAGCCTACAAACCAGGGAGGTAACACCATTGGAAATTACAATTGGAATCGGCGCAGAGGAAATTAAAGAAATCATCATGGAGCATATAAAAACAAAAGGATTCAATGTAACGGAAGATGATATTTCCTTTATTATCGGGAAAGAAGAAGTTGTAACAGGGAATACAAAGAAAATCAAACACGCACTTATTAGATGCGACATTCAGATTGAGAGGTGATAAATTGTGAATATTGTTATTCTTTCTGGAAGATTAACTGCCGATCCAGATATCAGAATGGGAACGAATGATACCAAAATTGCAAGATATATTTTGGCTGTCGAGAGAAGAGTGAAAAAGAACACGGAAAGAAAATCTGACTTTATTGCTTGCGTATGTCTTGGAAAAAATGCAGAATTCGCAGAGAAATATCTTAAAAAAGGCACGAAAGTAAATGCGCGTGGAGAATGGCAGACTGGAAACTATACGAACAAAAATGGCGAAAAAGTCTATTCAAATGATTGCCTTGTCGCAGAACATGAATTTGCAGAAAGAAAGAGCCAGTCACCACAAACACAGGAAACAGATACACGACCAGTACCACCGCCAGAACCTAGTGTCATGGATGTGCCGGATTTAGGCGGTATGGAAGATGAATTTCCGTTTAGTTAGGAGATGAAATGAAAGACTTAATTATAGATTGCTTTGCCGGCGGCGGAGGGGCATCCGTAGGAATCGAAATGGCTCTCGGTAGACCTGTTGATATAGCAATTAACCATGATCCAGATGCAATTCTGATGCACAAGACGAATCATCCCGGAACACTGCATCTGACAGAAGATATTTTCAAAGTAGATTTGCAGAAATACGTTGGAAACCAACATGTGGCATTGATGTGGGCTTCTCCAGACTGTACAAGCCATTCAAAAGCAAAAGGTGGTCAGCCGAGAAAACAGGGGCTTCGCATTCTTCCATGGGCGGTATATAAGCACGCAAAAGCAATTCTCCCAGATGTAATCATTATGGAAAACGTGGAAGAAATACAACAATGGGGGCCACTTGATGATAAAGGACATCCAATAAAAGAAAAAGCCGGGGAAGATTACCGAAAATTTATTTCAGCAATGGAAAGTATTGGATATGAATTTGATAGCCGAGAACTCGTAGCTGCGGATTATGGAGCGCCGACTACAAGAAAACGTTGGTATGCGGTATTTCGTAGGGATGGAAAGCAGATAATATGGCCAAAGCCTACACATAATCGTTTTGGAACAGACGGTCTGAAACCATATGAACAGTGCGGAGATTACATTGACTGGTCAGATTTAGGCAAAAGTATATTTGACCGTTCAAAGCCACTGGCAGAAGCAACACAGAAACGCATTGCAAATGGAATTAAGAAATATATCGTTGATAATACAGAACCATACATTGTAAAGAATAAAGATGCACTGGCGTTTATCATTCAGTATCATGGAGAAACTAGAGAAGGTGATTCCAGAGGACAATTACTGACAGAGCCGATTAAGACCATTGATACGTCAAACAGATATGGACTTGTGACAGCTTTTATCACGAAATATTACAAGACTGGAATCGGTCAAGGATGTGACGAGCCACTGCATACGATTACTACTTCACCCGGACACTTCGGTGTGATATCCGCTTTCCTGGTTAAATATTATGGGACAGGATGCGGACAGGTGCTTAATGAACCACTCGGGACTATCACCACAAAAGATAGATTCGGTCTAGTGAATGTTTTGGTTGACATTCACGGAGAGAAATACATTATTTCAGATATTTTTCTCAGAATGCTAAAGCCAGAAGAACTGAAAGTGATGCAGGGATTCCCAAAAGATTACATTATTGATCGGGATTACAAGTGGAGAGATTATCCGATTGCGAAACAAGTAGCAATAATCGGAAATAGTGTGGTTCCGGTTATGGCAGAAGCACTTGTGAAAGCAAATTGTCCGTACTTGAAAGTTGGAGAACGCAAAGTTGCACCGATGATTTATATGCAAAACAACGGACAGGTAGCGTTTGGATAGGAGTGATTAAATGGTACAAACAGGACAGATTATTTATTTTAGCAATCAGAAAATGATGTGCTTTGATGTTGAATCCATTGAGGATATTACTGAACCACCAGAACAAATAGAAACTACATCGGTTTATGGCGAGACAAGAACGTATGTGCCGGCAATAATGAATCCAACAACTCTTTACGTTACTGGAAAGGAAATTGTAAAACTTGATCCAACAACCATGAAACGCATTGCCAGATATAATCTTGAAGAAGAGAATAAATCTCTTTTAGAAGAAATCGCAGAAAGAAAAAAGGTTATTGATGATCTTGAACAGAAAGAACAGGTTTTTCGTGACAGGTTCAAAAAAGCAATATCTACTTTCAAAGAAATTATGGAACATGGTTACTGTGAAGATGATGACGAAGATGAGTATGAGAGTGAATGGGAGTGATGCCGGTTGGATTATAAAAAGCTTAGACAGGCAAAAGCTATTGAAGCAACGAATCGAAAAAGACTTCTGAAAATCAATCCAAAGCTTGACGATGGGAGCGGAATATATTTTTTAACCAGAACTGATGAAAACGAAATCCCATACTTTTATATAGGGCAGGCAGTACATATAATTCAGAGGATGTGTTCACATCTTACTGGGTATCAGCACATTGATTTATCAATAAAGAAAAGAGGATTTTACAGTGAAGAAAATCCTTTTGGGTGGAAAATAAATTTTATCCATTATCCTGTCGAACAGCTTGATAAAATGGAACAATACTGGATATTAGAGTACACTAAAAAAGGATATCAATGCCGATACAATAAAACTTCTGGTAGCCAAGGAGAAGGGAAAGAAAAAATAAATGAATTTCGTCCGGCAAAAGGATATAGAGATGGAATCCAGCAAGGCAAAATAACCCTTGCGCGAGAATTAAAACACATCATTGATACTCACTTAAACGTATCAATCAGACCAGAAAAAGCAAATAACAAAGTATCTATTAAGGCGTTGGAAAAATTCAACGACTTACTCAATGAAGAAAACTATCACTGATTCTAACACACCAGTAGTTCTACTGGCTAAATTCCAAAGATAAAAAATAAAAAATGAAAGGAGCTTGCCTTCAGCTGACGTAAGGGTGCACCGGGCTTCTTTTAAAAATGAATTATGAAGATTTTTTAAAGAGCAAACGATTTGTTCTTGAAAGCAGTGGGTTTGATATTGATAAATCGGAATTAAATCCAATGTTGTATGAATTTCAAAAAGACATTGTGAGATGGGCTTTAAAGAAAGGAAAAGCCTGCATATTTGCTGATTGCGGTTTAGGAAAAACACCAATGCAACTTTCGTGGGCACATCAAGTTTGCACACACGCTGGTGGAATGGTTCTTATTCTTGCACCGTTGGCTGTGGCGGATCAAACGAAGCGTGAAGCTGAAAAATTTGGTTATACTGCAAAAGTTGTGGAAAGCCAATCTGAATGTATCAGCGGTATTAATATTACCAATTATGAAAAAATGGATAAATTTGTTGCAAATGAATTTGTGGGAGTTGTACTTGACGAAAGTAGTATTCTTAAATCTTATTCTGGAAAAGTCAGAACAGCAATTATTCAGAATTTTCATTCAGTTCCTTATAAGTTGGCTTGTACTGCAACACCAGCCCCCAATGACTATATGGAAATAGGAAATCACAGCGAATTTTGCGGCGTTATGACACGGTCGGAAATGTTATCAATGTTCTTTGTGCATGACGGTGGACAAACATCTAAATGGAGATTAAAGGGGCATGCAACAGATGTATTCTGGCAATGGCTGGCAACATTCAGTGTATTTGTAGATAACCCAGCAAATATCGGGTATCAAGTATCTGGCTACGATCTTCCGAAACTTAACATTAACGAAATTATTGTAGACGGAAATGAGCCGATAAAAGAATCATTAACACTTACAGAACGAAGAGAAGCCAGAAAGGAAAGTCTTGAACTTAGATGTAAAAAAGCTGCGAAACTTGTAAATAGTTCAAATGAGAAATGGCTTGTATGGTGTGATTTAAATGACGAATCAGCAAGATTAAGCGAACTGATATCTGAATCCGTGGAAGTAAAAGGCTCTGATAAATCAGAATATAAAAGCAACTCTATGTTGGCGTTTTCTGATGGAACGGTCAAATGCCTTATCACAAAGCCCAAAATTGCAGGGTTCGGCATGAACTGGCAGAATTGCCACAATATGATATTTACTGGACTTTCAGATAGCTATGAGCAGTATTACCAAGCAGTCAGACGGTGTTGGCGGTTCGGGCAAGAGAAGCCTGTGAATGTTTACATTATTATTTCCGCGAAGGAAGGCTGCGTAAAGGAAAATATTGAAAGGAAGCAATGTGATTTCCAGAAAATGCAGTCTGAAATGACAGAATTAACAAAGGAAATAACAAAAAAAGAGCTTAAAAGCACTTGCCGTATAAGTACGCCTTATGAGCCAACAAAAGAAATGAAATTGCCAGATTGGGAGGAATTTACAGCATGAATGTTTTAGACCAGGTTGTTAAAGAAAAATACGCAATATACAACGGCGATTCTTGCGAAATCACAAAAGAAATCCCGGACGAAAGTATTCATTATACAGTATTTTCACCACCATTTTCTAGCTTGTATACATACAGTAACAGTGACCGGGATATGGGGAATAGTAAGGGAGATGATGAATTTTACAACCATTTTATCTATCTGGCAAAAGAACTGTATCGAATAACAATGCCCGGAAGATTACTTAGTTTTCATTGTATGGACTTGCCGCTTATGAAAGAGCGTGACGGCGTGATTGGCTTGAAAGACTTTCCAGCAATCATGCGACAGATTTTTGAAGATTGCGGATTTATTTACCATAGTAAGGTTACCATCTGGAAAAATCCAGTAACTGAAATGCAAAGAACAAAAGCATTGGGACTGCTGCATAAGCAGATTAGAAAAGATAGTGCAATGAACAGGCAGGGAATCCCGGATTATATTGTCACAATGAGAAAGCCAGGAGAAAATCCAGAACGAATTTCGCATACACACGAGACTTTTCCTGTTGATGTGTGGCAAAACTACGCAAGTCCAGTATGGATGGACATTAGGCAGAGCGATACATTACAGAAAAAATCTGCACGAGAAGATAAGGACGAACGTCATATTTGCCCTTTGCAGCTGGAAGTTATTCAGCGCTGCATTGAATTATGGAGCAATCCAGGAGATATAATTTTTGACCCATTCGGTGGTATCGGTTCCACCCCATTTGTGTCTTTAACACTTGGAAGAAGAGCAATCTCATGTGAACTTAAAGAAAGCTATTTTAAACAAATGAAAGCAAATGTAGAAGAAGCACTGAATGGAAATGTAATGGATTGCCCGGTAGGACAAATGAGTATTGAGGATTTTTTATCGTAAAACAATGTTATCAGCAAATATCAATCTTTGATTATTTAAAAGGAGAGTGATTACATGGCAGAGAATACCAATGAATGTGTTATTGAGTGGATTCCCGGAAGAGATTATGTAGGGCTTACTGCCAAGAATGGAAGTGCCTGGAAGAACAGATGCGAGGAATTAGAAAAGGAATTTCCAGAAGATGTGAAAATTATTGCCAGAAATAACGATGGATCTATTTTCGCCCACTTGCCTTATTCCTACATTAAAATCAATCCACCAAGAAAATATTCCGACGAAACGAAAAAGAAAGCTGCGGAAAGATTAAATAAAATGCGTGAAGAGAAAAGTAATACTGCGGCAGAATAGCCGTTTTGCGTATGAATTACCGTCAGAGAAAATATAATGAGGGACAATCTGCCAGAAACGATATTTACAGATTTCTGGTGGAGTATTTTGAGAAACACGGATATATGCCTTCTTACGAAGAAATCATGGATGGGACAGACCTCACAAAATGCACTGTCCAGAGACATATGCGGCAATTGGAGATGGATTCTCTGATTGCCACAGAACATCCGGGAATATCGAGAGCATACCGTTTGACGGAATACAGATACGAAAGGGAAAAATATGGGAAGCAAATTAAAGATGAAAGCACCAAAGAAAAATAGGGTGCTGGCTTGTGACAATCAAATGTCACAGGCATTCGCCAGAGCCATGCAGAATTCACGTAAAGAGCTGGAAGTCATGCAAGATCAAGCCTATAACGATGGCTTCAATACTGGTGACGACTGGGCGAATACAATTAACACGGTAACAACTATGTTGGCATTACGGAAATTGCATGGATTTTCCACTAAAAGACTTTTGGACGTAATCAATTGTGCAAATGAGTTTGTAGGACAAGCGAACCGTGGCGAAAGAAGCTTTATGAGCATGATTGAGGAATTGGAATCTGAAACAGATGTAAGAATCCCAGATTTGAATAAGGGACTTGTTAAAAAATTTGGTAAATAAAATATGATGATAAAAAGAGTATCACTAAATAAATGGTATAATTATCCAACCGATTATCGTACGGTAGTCGGTCTGCGAGAATGAGAGGAATGAAATGAAGAAAATAGTATGTTTAATCTTAATTTGCATTTTCTTGACTGGTTGTTCCAAAAATGTTTCGTACAAGAACCGTGATTTACAAGAAGAAATCACATATACCTATGAAGATGTAGACGCAATTATCACTTACATAGATATGCGAAAATGGTTTGTCATTTGTCCTCGCTGGCAGTGGGAGATATCGGTTGAATATGACGGGCTGACTTATGAAGAAGATAGCTTTGCGAATGGAGCAATGAATAGACCGAGTTTTTCAGACAGTCAAAAGGGTGATTCGATAAGAGTTCAATTAGCAAACAAATATGTGAACGGAGAACTGATAGACCGGTATATATCGAAAATTAAATAGGGAGAAAATATAAGCGTGGAAAGTGAGGACGCAATGACAGAACAGGAAAAGAAGGAACTTCTGGATGAACTGGAAAAGCGCATTGACGAAAAATACAAAGGTTGTCTTACCAGAGAAGATGTTGCAACCACATTAAAAGCACCGAGAGAAAAGTGGTTCAGAGACGAGAATGGGAACGGAAGAAGTTCTCTGATGATGGATGCTTTTGATTCATCTATTATCTCGTGGCAAGTCTGGGAAACAATCAGAAAGTTGACTTGCGTTATATGTGGTAAGCAGTATGTCAGACAGCTTGCAAATGTAGAAAATGCGGATGAGATTGCAGAGAAACTTTGCCAGTTTGTTTATGACTTGAAGATGGATTTTAAGAAACAGGAGGACACAAAATGTTAATCAGAAGTCAGGATAAAACAGCACTGGTAAAGTTTGAAAACATTGTAATAAATCTAAAGCTCCCAGATTCATTGAATATTATATGTTGGAGTTTGCAGGATGCACAGAGAAGTGAAGGATATTTTATTTTAGGAAGATATTCCACAAAAGAAAAAGCCATGAAAGTACTGGATATGATTCAGGAAGCCTATGGAGATTCGGAATACACAAAATATGTAATTCCAGAAGTATGTAGGATATTAAGTATGAAGCCAAAAACGGAAGAAAACAAAGCACATGCGGGAGAACTTGGAGAAATGCTCAAAAAAGGAATGACGTTCCAGATGCCAGAGGATAGTGAGGTGGAAGTATGAGCAGAGTACGAAACAGATTAGAGCAATACAAAGCTGAGATAGAAAAGAAATCGCAGTATAAGCATGGGCTTCCAGGGAGTGCGCTGGATATCGTAAATAGTCTTCTGGACGATCTGGAACAGGACGAGAAAGAAAATGGGTGGATTCCGGTAAAATATCATCAGATATCAGAAAAAGAACGTGCGGAAGAATCCATATCAACTGATATACAGTATATGCTTGACTGCAAAATGCCAGATGACGGACAAGAAATATTGGTTACTAACGGAGAAACAACATGGCAAGATACAAGCTTTATTGATTGTGACGGATATTATCTTGATAGCAATTATGATTGGATTGAGATTACGGCATGGCGACCACTTCCAGAGCCATACAAGGAGGGCTGAGGAATGCGGTTAATCGACACAGATAAATTAAAAAAAGATATACTGCTTCAAAATATCTTAGGAGAACCAATACAGAAGATTATAGACAGATATATACATATTGTTGACGAGCAGCCGACAGCTTTTGATGTGGATAAGGTTGTGGAACAATTAGAGAATTATTTATTTGAAAAATATTGCATAGAAGAAGATACAATAATTGATGAAATTATAAAAGGCGGTGAAACTGAATGAGTAGACTGATTGATGCTGACGAATTAATTAAATACATCAAAATTTGGGAAATTGGAACAAGTATTAGTTCCGACCAGAAAGAGTTTATTGATTGTGTCAATGAGCAACCGACAGTTTTTGATGTGGATAAGGCTATTAGCGAATTGGAAAGAGATAAATTCATTGAATCAGAATGTATTTTATCTGATGTGCATCAAGGATACAATGCTGGACTGAGCAGGGCAATCAAAATCGTGAAAGGCGGTGGAGTTGAATGAGCAAATCAGTATTAGTGATTGACACGCCAGAAAATTGTTATGGCTGCCCGTTCGGAACTGAATATTGTGGAAATCTTGAATATGAGGGATGCTGTGAATTAGCTGACTGTTTATATTATGATGCAATTCTGATGACAGAAGAACATTATGATTGCGAAAGCAAATCAAGACCTGATTGGTGTCCGCTTATGGATTTGCCAGAAAAAGACAATGGAGATTATCCGGCTAATACGTCTGATTCTGGCTTTGCAGAGGGCTGGAATCAGTGTATTGATGAGATTACAGGAGGAAATTCTGATGATTAATTTAATAGGAAAAATCGTGTTTGTAAAGACACAGGAAGAATATTTGAGTGTTCTGAAAATGGCAAAGCTTCAGGGATTCACATGGGCGAGAGAAAACCATTTAAACCCTATCGTAATTCCGTTTCCAAACATATTGAATTTTTACGACAATAAGAACGTTGCTTACAACTATTCTGAAAAGACATTGTATGAAGCATCCGAAATCGTCGAAGATGAAGAAAAAATCAAGGATGCAGTGAGCCTTATCAGAACATTCACTAAAAACCCAGACAGAACAGCATTGACGGGCTCATTTATCAATTCCTTGAAGTTACTTGCAGATACTGTAGAAAGTCAGATGGAAGAGGTGAAGTAGATGGAGAGATTGACAAAAAGAGAAATTAGCGGAATCACGTACAACAATAGTCCTGGATTCATATGCAGTTGCTATTGAGATAATTGTTCAAAAGGAACAGGAGATTGTGACAGATTAAAAGCTATGGTTAATCGTCTTGCAAAATTTGAAGACTTAGAAGAACAGGGCCTTCTTGTGAGATTGCAGTGTAAGGTTGGGGATATATTATTCCGAATTAACAAGGGCGCAAGAAACCCAATTATCAAGATGAAAGTATCTCAGATTACTATGATAAGCAAATTATATAACATAAAGGCAATCCAAGAAGATTATGGAGAAGTTGGAGGAGCTGGGAAATGACAAGACCTGAGATTACGGCAAAATTATCAGCCATTGTTGAAAAGAAAATTAATCCGCATAATGATCCACGTATTTATTGGGCACGAGAAGTTACATTTGATTACTATACAGATCATGCAATCAGAGTGGACTACATGAAATTTGTTCCAGCAAATAATAGCGTTTCTGGAATAGAAAAAGCGGATTGCTACTGCTATGAAATTAAGTCGTCTGTTGAAGATTTCAAATCTGGACACGGGTTAAATTTCATTGGAGATTTCAACTATTTAGTTATGCCGCAAGATGTATATGCAAAAATATCTCTGGAAATTCCGTATTCTGTAGGGGTTTACATACCAGACGGAAGTGAGCTTTCATGCATCAAGAGAGCAGTGAGGAGATACAGAACAAGACCTGTATCTGAAATTCTTCTGATGATGTTCCGGTCAGCAAATAGAGATTATAGAAAAACTGCAAGGAAATTGGAGGAGATGAAGAATGCACAGTCATCAATGGATTAAATATCACTCTCGCAGAAGAGGGCATATATACAGATGTGTAATTTGTGGAAAACTTTTTGGATAGGAGATGAAGGAAAATGGATAAACCTGTTCTGGACGCTACATGTGGTTCAAGAATGATTTGGTTCAACAAAAAATAATGAATTTGCTGTTTTCGTTGATAAACGCGAACTGGATGACGAAGCAATATGGACAAGCGGAGATGGAAAAGTAACAAGGTATTGCAACATCCATCCAGATATTATAGCAGACTTCACATGCCTCCCGTTTGAAGATAATACATTTTGCCATGTTGTGTTTGACCCACCACATCTTATCCAAGGAGGAGACAATGCCTGGATGGTAAAGAAGTACGGAAAACTCAACAAAGATACATGGAAACAAGTGTTACATGATGGTTTTTCGGAGTGTATGCGTGTGCTTAAACCTTACGGCACATTGATTTTTAAGTGGAATGAGACACAGATTTCTGTAAAGGACGTTATTGCAGCCATTGGGGCACGACCCTTGTACGGCAATAGATCTGGCAAACAGGGGAAAACACATTGGATGGCATTTATTAAGGTGGAGGGGAATAATGGATAATTTAGAAAATATTTCGAACTTGTGGAAGAAAAAAACGTTAAAGAGAAATTAAAATGGGATTAAACCAGAATGGTAGAAGAAAGGGGGTTCTAAAAATGGCACGGAAAAGGATGTTTACCATGAAAATTGTTGATAGTGATGCTTTTTTAGACATGCCGTTGTCAACACAGTGTCTTTACTTCCATTTGAACATGAGAGCAGATGATGATGGATTTGTTGGAAATCCAAAGAGAATCGCGAAATTAATCGGGTCTAATGATGATGATCTAAAGCTTCTGATTGCCAAAAGATTTGTTCTTCTGTTCGAAGATGGAGTAATCGTAATCAAACATTGGCGAATACACAACACCTTGTCCAGGGACAGATATGTGGAAACTTCGTACACAGATGAAAAAAAGGAGCTGTTCTTAAAAGATAACGGCAGTTATTCGTTGACAGATGGGATTCCTATTGATGATACCAAGCTAATAGAACGTTCAAATAGGCAGACACAAAATAAGTGTGAAATAGAAGTGGAAAATAGGCTGGAAGAGAAAGATACTATTTGTCAAACTGACATCCAGAAAGTCATTAATGAATGGAATACTCTGGAAGAATTTGGTATCACTCCTGTAAAAAGAATGACACCAAAACGAGAACAAGCAGTGAAAGCCAGAATCCGTCAGAACCATATGGACGATATCTTAGAAGCCATTGAAAACATTCGCCATAGCAGCTTCTTACAAGGCCAGAACAAAGAAGGCTGGATGATAACTTTCGATTGGTTCTTAAAGCCCGGTAACTTTGCGAAGGTATTTGAAGGGAACTATCTTGATAAATCCGGTAACAAGCCTCAAAGCTACATGGAGAAAATTCAAAACAGGGTAAGCGAGGTGGATAATTGGGTATGACAAGGGAAGAATGGGCGGTACTCGTAAAAGCAATGAAAGCTGTGTACACTTCCCCAGCATTTCTGCCAGATCAATATGCTTTTGATACTTGGTATGGACTTTTGAAAGACCTAGATTACAAGCTTTTAAGTTTCGGATTAAAGAAATATATGCAGACGGAATGGAAAGAGCCATCAATAGCCGCATTAAGGCAATGCGCACAAAACGTTGCACCGCAAAAGGAAGAGCTGAATGAAACAGAAGCCTGGGAAAAGGTATGCAGAGCCATTCAGAATTCTACATACAATGCAGAAGCAGAGTTTGATAAGCTTCCAAAAATCATTCAGAAAGCAGTATCAAGCCCGGCACAACTTAGAGAATGGGCGGTATCTGAAAATGTGGATGGTACATGGTGGAGTGTAGTTCAGTCAAATTTTCAAAGGACTTACCGGGCAGAAGTGCAGAGAGAACAAGAACGAAGAAAACTAAGTCCAGACCTTTTAAAAATTATAGATACTGCCAGATTGGGAGGTGTGGAAAATTGCCAGATAGAAAACCATGGAGAGAATTAAAAAACACTGAAATTATAGGCTTGAAGCGGAGACAATGCTCGAAATGCGACTATTACAGCAGAACTGAAAACGCATGGAGCACAAGTGCAACCTGTGATTATATCTTGATCGAAGAGCATAGCAGATGATGTGATCCGAGGGATTGTGTTAAAAATGGTATCTTCAAGAAGAAAGCGAGAGGAAAGTCAAGAGTAAAGCGAGTGATTCTATGAGAAAGATAAGCGAAATGTATAAGCGGTCTGGCGGTACAGCTTATCAGCATACCTGTTCGGAATGCAGATTCTTCCGTAATGGTAAGAATCCGCAGTGCCTTCAATACGAACTGGAAATTGCTTGGAATCCAGATTATATAGCTTGCAAATTTTACAATCTGGAAGAATCTCAGATTGATGGACAGGTAAATATCTTTGATTTGTTGTAAAACGTGATAATTGTGTACTTAAAATAGCGCAGAATCGTTCAAAAGAGAATAATGGTAGAAATTATAGGGCATACAAAAGATAAAGGAAAACAGCGTTTAAAACGAGATAATTATATGGAGGGACAATTAATGGAAAAAGCTATATTGTATGCCATAAACGAAAGAATGTTCTCACTTGGTCTGATAGATGAGAAAACAAGAGATAAAATTAAAGCTGAAATCAGCATTAGAAAGTAACGACAATGTATTGAGTGGATTTATATGAGGTGTTATACTTTATATGATTCCACTCCCTGTTTATTAAGGGAGAAATGCACTATGAATATTTATTATGTCAGAGAAAAATTAAGAAATTGCTCTATTTACGACATTGAACTAAATGTTGCTTATTATGCCAGGGTTTCTACTGAAAAAGTCGAACAGCAAGCATCAATTAAACACCAGGAGGAACATTTTGAAGAGCTGATACATTCTAACAACAGATGGAAGTTTGCAGGTTCTTACATTGATGATGGTATTTCTGGAATGCATGCGGATAAAAGAGAAGAATTTCAAAGAATGCTCAGAGATGCAAAGCTTGGAAAAATTGACATGATTATAACAAAAGAAATTTCAAGATTTGCGAGAAACACTCTTGATAGCATCCAATATACCAGAGAATTGTTGTCTTACGGCGTATGCGTGTGGTTTCAAAATGATGGAATTAATACTATTGATGATGATAGTGAATTCCGACTTACTATTATGGCCGGGGTAGCGCAGGACGAAATCCGCAAGCTTTCTTCAAGAGTAAAATTTGGACACGCACAGTCAATCAAAAACGGTGTTGTTCTCGGACACAGAATGTATGGATACTCAAACAATCAAGGAAAACTCGAACTGGTTCCAGAAGAAGCAGACATGGTTCGAATGATTTTTGAAGATTACGCTTCCGGAATATCTACTCCAAGAATTGAAAAAAAACTATGGGATATGGGATACAGAAGTTTAAAAGGTGGGAAAATCAACCGGGATGTCATAAAAAATATTATTCGGAATCCAAAATACAAAGGATACTATTGTGGAGGAAAAGTAAAAGTTGTCGATATGTTCACCAAGAAACAAGAATTTCTTCCGCAGTCAGAATGGATAATGTTTAAGGATGATGGTTCCAGAGTACCGCAGATCATTGATGAAACTACCTGGGAAAAGGCAAACGCATATTTAAGAGAGCGTGGAGAAGCTATAAAATCAAGAAGAACCTCTTTTAAAAACGAAAATATTTTCACTGGAAAACTTTTCTGCGCAAATGACGGAGCGCCATACTGGATGAAGCAGCATTATATTCGAGGAAAAGAAGATGTTCGATGGGTATGCAGTTATAAGATAAAAAACGGAGCAGCTTCATGCGATTCATTCGGACTGGCAGAATCAGAACTGAAAGAAATAATTGCAGAATTAATAAATAAATCTTCTGAAAATATTGACAGCATTTTGGAAGAATATTTTGAAATTTTGCAGTCCTCGATCAAAAACATCCCAGACAACAAAAGTGAAATATCACGACTTGAAAAACAGATTGACACATTGAAACAGAAACGCGAAAAAATACTGGAATATAATCTGGATGGAAAAATATCTGATGATGAATTTATTTCAAGAAATAAAGAATACGTGAAGCAGATAAAGCAGATTGAGAGCCATATTCTAGAAATCCAAAATACCAAAAGTCCAGAGCCAGTAGAAATACAATTAAGTGCTATTAAAGAACAGTTAGAAAAGTTCAAAGGTGTTACTCCACAAGAAATTAACAGGCAGATTGTCAATGAACTTTTTGAGAAAATTACCGTGGAACCGTTGGCGGCTACATGTGCAACACTGACATTTCAATTAAGGTCTGGAAGCCTTGAAAAATGGGGGTTTCCCTTGCGCCGTTCTGACGATATGATTTTTACTCTACATTCAGAACAACACAAGATATTTAGTAGAAAAACTTGCATTAAGACACAAGATATGGTATTTTTCAAGTATAAGTACCTTTTAGCACTATAAGAGAAAAAATGGGAGTGGAATCAATGATACATACAGCTTATGACGTAATGAAAGAGTTTTTAATCACGGATGCAGACCTTGAAGGTAAGTACGGAATCCCGAAAATTCAAAAGACTTTTATTCATCCCGGCAAAGATACTGTAGACTTTACGGAGAGCTTTAGCCGGAAGATTAAGAACCACCGGGAACTGGATGTAAACTTCTATGTGGACGATGTACAGTTTCAAAGATTATGGAATCAGCCAGACAAGTATATAGAGCATTTAAAATGTTTTCATGCAGTCATTATGCCAGATTTCAGCATATCGGTAGGAAAGAATGGAATGCCACTGGCAATGTGCTTGTGGAATAAATACCGCAATCACGCGTTGGCTCACTACATGATCTTAAATGATATTCCAATAATTCCGAACGTAAGCATATTACCGGAATACTGTTGGGAATGGTGCTTTGATGGGCTACCAGAGGGAAGCACAGTTGCATAAATAATGTATAATAAAGACAGTTAAAAAAGAGTAATCCCATTAATATACATGTTTTTTTGTCAATAAAATAAAGCCCTAGGAATTAATCCCGGGGCTTTTAAAATGCTTATTTATGGCGGCGTAACGACAATCGAGGGGTTAACAGCCCACCGCCGAAGCTGTTAAGATATTAATAGCACAGATTTTTAATTTTTGTCAAGAAAAATATTTTTTATTTTTGGTCTTGACTTTCTGGAAAACTTACAGTAACGTTATTATCAACGACAGCCGCGGGAACTCATGGAGGGGTAGTTGAGCGAAAATCGTTTGCACCTGAACAGAATAAAACAGTAGTTAACAAGCCAGATCAGCCAGGCATTAAAGCCCGGTAATGACTGGCTTTTATTATGTTTAAATATATTATATATAATATATCTTTTACCCCTCCATAGATTCCTAAAGCTAGAGTTTATTAAAAGATATGCTATACAGTACCGTATAATAATATATATAATATAAATATAAATGAAGATTATAATATAATACCACAAATATTATTTATTAATTAGTGACAAAATAAAGGGTTTTATTTTATGCAAAATTAAATTTGACAAGATATTAAAAACTGTGTTAAGGTATCAGCAACAAAGAAAACAGAATATTTTATTTTGAGTTTTAGAGAATGTACCCGAACACCCGGAAGTTTTCCGGGAATAAGCTTTACCTGGTGACATTCTCTTTTTTTATTTATAAATTAACGTGTTAAAGTGAGGTGATAATATGAAAGATAATACAGTAAATGTACAAGACGTAGATATCTATTTAGATAATATCAATATATATGCTGATGAGTATATAAATACTGTATTATGTATATCACCAGATAACGAAAACTACAAGAAAGAGGTATCAGATAGCTTTGTAGATATGATTTTTTATATTGCAGATCATATACAAAAGCCAAGTAATGACAATATAGAGCTATTAGATAAAATGTTTAATACTTATGTGAGATTATGCAGTAAATATCATGTATTACCAACCCTAGAAGTATTTAGCTTTTTAGTTGGGATTAATCGTACAACGTTTACTGATTGGATGAATGGGGAGTATAGAACAAACTCAGCGCATGGTAACACGGCTAAAAAATGGTTTGATATTTGCAAAAACTGTGCAATTAATAGACTGCATAACCAGACCGGAACAAATGCGAATTTGATATTTGTTGCAAAAGCAGCCTATGGCATGGCAGAAACGGCACCAGTACAAGCAACACAACAGTACGGCGTACCACAGCAGACCGCGCAGCAGATCGCAGAGAAGCACAGAGCCGCTTTACAGCTTCCAGAGATGGAAAAGCCGGAGTTGTAAAGCCTGTAAGAACACAGAAACAATAAAAATGTACATGAGGGACGGACAAAATGCAGTAAACGCATGGAATCGTACAATATGCACAATAATGACGATTATATTTGTGCATTATGTATAGATTTTTGAAGACATCTATATAAAAAACAAGTGTTTATCATATAGATACATATGTTCGAGAAAATACGTTCGGTAAATTCTACTTGACCATTGCCAATGGCATACGATAAACAGCGACCAGGTAAGGGCAGCGGGTCACATGGGGCGGCGGGCTGACTTGCCAGCGTCTGCACTGGATGACCGGGAGGGGGTTATATATAGACCTCTGGCTGGCGTAGTCAGTTCCTCGAGTTTCCAAAAAAACAAAAAGAACTCTTTCAACATCAACGACTCCACATGGCAGGGATAGTGATTGCAACACGACAAGCAGTAAGCCTTAACTGTTTCTCTGCCAACACTAAATAAGGCAGTACCAAGAAAGGCAGGTATAAAACATGAAGATAGGATACGCAAGAGAATCTGGATTATGGTTCCCGTTGGAAGCAAAGAAAAAGATACTTTTGAACGAAGAAATTGACTCGTTTATTTTCGATTTGGCAGATGAAAATAATAATTTTAGACTTCTTTGTGAAAACATGAAAAAGGGTGATTCATTAATTATTTGCGGAGTTGATGATATTGGAAATACCAAGAATGAAATCGAAGAAATATGGAGACGGCTTTGTAATTTGGATATTGAAATCTATGTACTCACAGCTCCGACGTTGTTTTACAGTGAGAGCATGACACTAGAACAATCGTTTATAAGAGATGTGACACGTAGCGTACTTGCTTCTCAGGTTGAAATTGCTAATCAGAAATTAAAAGCAATAAACGATTTGTGATAACTGATAACATTCGCAGAAAGGTAGGCACAAGATGGAAAAAATAGTAAGCAATGACGGATACCTTCGGTCAAGGTTGATGGATATAGCACAACAGCTTTTGAATATTTGTAACGAAACCGGAAATTCAAATATTCAACTCATGACATCATCTTGTGAGAATGGGAAAGGTATTACGCTTCTGGCTAAAGCCGATGACAAACCGATTCTTTCCGTAAAGATGGATACTGCCTATGAAAAAGCATAACCCACAATCCGAATCCATCCGCATCCGATTTTCCGAAAAACAGAAAAAAAGGCTCCTGGAAGAGAAGAACCGGACGGACAGGAGCGTATCGGACATTGTAAGACAGGCAGTTGATGAATATTTTGGGAGGAAAAGACGTGCTTAAATTTTTCTCAAAAAATAAAAAAGGCGTTTCAGTTCCAGAAGAATACGAAAAGAAATTCCCGAATGCAGATACCAAACGCATAAGGAAAGACAATATAGTTGTTCATTCGAGTGGAATATGTGCAGATGGGAAATTTTACAACACAGAAAATGCAGAAAAGATATTTACCGATAATATTGACTGCGACCATTACGGATATACATGTTATTCAGAAAAGACTTATTTTTTAACAGCAAAGGGAAATTGGTTTTCAGCATTTACAGTTATTAATGGCTATAGAGAAGAGAACCAAGAAGAAAATACAATAACAACGTGGGTACATATTGCTTATGGCTCTTTGCAAGTTGAAGACAAAGAAAATATAAAAATATTATTGGGAAGGAAAGACATTGACCTTTACAAGAAATATTTCGGGGAGGTGGAAGAAGGATGATGAATTATTTTTTATACAGTATTGGGAATGATGTCCGTTCATGTGAAAAAGAAGAGTATATTCCAAGAGATGCTACTGGAATACTTAAAGTACAAAACGGAGAAGTATTTTCAAAGGAAAACGGAGAATGGAAAAAGTTATCCATGCTATACGCACCAATAAGTGATAACAAGGATAGTCTTCCCGAATCCCCCATTGATGTAGCGTCTATGCTTATCAATGCCACAGTAACTAACGAACTACCGACTGAGAAAATTCCACTGTCTTCATTATTGGAGCAGAAAACATGGGAAATTCCAAAATACAACATTCTACAGTTGGAAGAGATTGCGAAACACCTCCTTCTCTACTGTGAAACTAAAAGAAAGGGGGCGCGAAGATGTCTTTAGTAAAAATCACAAACCCCAACCCCAATGATTGGCTCGGCACAAAATATTTCATTGATGGAAATGAAGTTCCGAGAGTAAGATCAATAGATTTTCATGTAGCAGTAGATGAAGTTCCAGTATTTGAGTTTGAAATGATGGCTGTTCCAGACATTGAAATGGAGTGCTTGGCACAAATTAGTGTCACTTCTCAATCAATTACTGATGCAATTTCAGTTTTAAGGCACGAATTACTACAACATGGAGAAATTTACAATGGATTCAAATCAAGCCTAAAATCGGCTTTAGAATCCTACAATTACTGTGGAATGCCATTTGAGCCAGAGGAAGAGATTGCAGAAAAAATTCTGAACTTCTTAATTGGGGAGGAAAAAGAAAATGAATGCACTTAATGTAATTGGGACAGCTGTAAATCTTGCATTTTTCGTTCTGGTTCTAGCCGGTACTTTAGCCATACTGGACGAAGAAGGAAAGACAAGCGTAATACAGATTTTATTCTGTATTTGTTTAGAAATATGTTTCGCACTGAATATTTTCTTAATTTGCACGAGGTAAAGGAGGATATAGAAATGAAATTTTCAGAAGCATTAAAACTTATGAAACAGGGAGCAAAAGTGAAACTTCCAGGATGGAATGGTTACTGGTGTTGGGACGATGAAAAACAGACGATTATGATTCATTGCAGACCAAAAGATTCCGATCAAGGCCAGGGAGCAGTTCTCGATATCCGTGAAACACAGAGAGTAGAATATACTTTCATGCACACACAGCGAGATGACTGGATGATTGCTGATGAGAATAACTGTGGTGTTCTTGGTGGTCAGACAACATTTGGATTTGGTGACGCTATCCGTTATCTGAAAAGAGGACTTAAAGTGTCTCGTAAAGGCTGGAATGGAAAGAAACAGTACATTCAGATTGCCACTGGAATTTCATATAAGACTGCTGATAATGAAATTGTAAATTGTGAACATGATGCAATCGGAAACAAAGCCATTGCTTTTGTCGGAACATCTGGCGTACAGATGGGATGGCTTGCATCTCAAGCAGATATGTTAGCAGAGGATTGGATTTTTGCAGAATAAGAGGAGAACCCCATGTATCTACTAATTCCAATTGGAATTATCCAGATTGAGTTAATCGAAAGGGTTAAATTCATAAAAGCGCCGCTTCGACTTAATCCATGTAGGCTCGGGAAAACCTATGAAAGTGATAAGTCGAGGCATCCAGAGTAGCTTAAGTGTTAATTACTTATTATACTAATTACATAAACTTATATATCACGATTTCCCCGGGCTTTAATGGTGCGCCCGGGTGATAATGGGCTATCGCCAAATGGTTAAGGCACAGCACTTTGACTGCTGCATTTGCTGGTTCGAATCCAGTTAGCCCAGTTTGCGGTTTCGCTAATGCCGCAAGTTCATTTTATAACACTCTTTTCTGAAATCTAAAAGTGTTTCAGAAAACCTTTGTTGTGGTTGGTGGTCAAGAACTGCAACAGTGCCAGAAATAAATCTATGGCGGGCTTATTTCTGGTATATCAGGAAGCTTAGTTCAGCGGTAAGAGCAACGGTCTCATAAGCCGTAAGTCCTGGGTTCGAATCCCAGAGCTTCCATTTCTTCTAAATGCCATTCATCCGTAATATGGGTGGAAAAAACTTCCAGTTGAGTGTGCGGATTAGGTAAATTTAGGTGCGATACGGCGTAGCCTAAATGGATCTGATTTCCCGGCTGGTATATCTCAGAGTTAAAAGCATTAACGCAGCGCACGTTAATAAAAGGAGTTTTCAAGAGATACTGTCCAAAGACACATAAAAATATCCAGTGAATCTACAGCACTAAAACTTGTAGATAGTGGAAAGCATAACACGATAAACCTATTGCTAACCCGGTTCTTCCGGGTTATTCGGAAAGTGCAAGTAACTGGGAACGGCCTGGTCGTAGACTAGGTCTTAATGGTTCGAATCCATTCTTTCCGATTCCGCATTGGCGGAGGAATAGGTAAACTCTATTGTGGTAGACCAGGTTGAAACCCACAACTTAGATGACCGTTGATGCTAGCAGTCTGATAGGTGCAAATCCTATCCCGGCGGACGGTGCGACGCGACGTTATACGCGCAAAGTTGAAAAGTGGCGGAACTATTGACGGTGATGAACCCGATACAATAGAAAGGCAGACGCAGAGGATAGTACATCGTAATGGGTGAGTATGTGTCTTTGGACATGGGATGTACATGGGAGTTCGAATCTTCCCTTTTCAACTTCATCTACTATGAGTATATAGAAAATGTAGCTCAGTTGGAAGAGTGCACAACAAAAGTGAGGTCGGTGGTTCAAGCCCACCCATTTTCTATCTGGCAAATTGCTATTGCCAGAAGTTGCATTTTCCCCCTTAAAGTTCCAGTGTTTCTCGTTGGGAGATTTATGCCGTTCAAGTCGGCACACTGGATTTTTCTAAATCGAGGTAATTTATGAACGAAAAATGTTGCAAGAATTGTAGAAAACATGATGACTTCACATGGGTTTGTTTCAATGGTGATAGCGAATATTGCGCAGACTTTACGGAACCAGAGTGCTGTTGCGAGTTTTGGGAGGGTAAAGAATGTGGAAAAGAAGTAGGAGGTAATAGCACAAATGAGTACACTTTCTGAGCTTATCGACAAAAGTGGTTTTGTAGAAGATTTTATGACAGGAAAATCCCAAGATGAGCCACCTGTAGAACCAATAAAGTTAGCTGTTTGGTTAATTGACAGAGGGTTAAAAGAAGGTATTCGCCTGTATGGGAATAATGACCTTAGAAAACTTGCAAATTACTTACTGATTTACTGTGGTGATGAAAATGATTGAGGTATGTGGTAAAGAAATAAAAGACGAATGCTCACATTGCGGAAACATCCTTGAATGCGAATTGTTCAGACAAGGGCATGGCATAAAACAGGAACGTGAGAACATAGCTAAAATGATCGCCTGTCAGATGAAGCACAGGGAGGAAAGAGAGAAATGATTAAAAAAATTTCTAATTTCTGGTTTAAAAGAAAAACAGATAATCTTACGAAAATTCCTCTATTCATTATGATGTTCAATTGGAGAAAGTTTCAGAAAGATGGGAAAGATGGAAGCTGCTTGTTATATGCGCTTCACCTAGATATTGCAAAGGACACATTTTTGAGAGAAAAACTGCAAGAGTGTGTGGATTATATTCGTGATAACTATGATATGGAAAAATTTACGAAGATATAAGGTTGGAGGAATTTCAGGTGAACGGTGCTGAAAACAAAAGAATTTTGGAATTGGAAAAGGAAAATAAAAGACTTGCAGCAAAAAACAAAGAACTCGAAGAAAAACTTGAAGAAGCCAATTTAACTGTTATGGCATATACAGAGGAGCTGCAAACCAGAGAAGTTATAAAAGGCGTTTGGAAAAAGCAATCGCCACTGGTATCTTCTCAATCTGATATAGAGCACAGTAATCAATGGTACAGTGAACGACATCAGTCCGATTGCATCACAATCAATCAGCTTCAGACCGCATTGGATGTCATAGTTGACCGATATGCAAATTTACGGAAAAACAAAGGAATGTGCTGATATGGGTGAAAAGGAGGAATTAAAGCATTTCTTTACAAGCAATGGTGAAGCAATTGAAGAAACACCAGAGATTTCAATTTCGGATGGTGCTTTTGTTATCGAAGGCGGTATTCTTCACAGAAATGAGGACGGCACACTTTGCAGCATAGGCAAGCCGTTAAGTATTGAACTTGAATGTAAATTCAGTGATGAACTGTTTTGGACACTAGTTGCCCCAAATCGAATAAACAAGAACAATTTCCGTAAAATGCATGGGATTCCGAAGCGGAGGAAAATTTAATGGATCAAGAAAAAATAAGCATTGAAGAAGCCATGAAAATTGGTTTTGGGAAAATACCAAATAACTGCTTAAAAATGAATAAAAAGCCAAAATTTAGACAAATTGCTGGAAGAAAAGGGAAACGGAAATTTGATAATGTTTTTAAATATGTTGTGCGGCGAATGATAAAAAGGGCAGCCAAAGAGGGAAGACCAATAAAGCATAAAAGAAATAGAAAGGTAAATAAATGAGCATTAAATCAGCATTAGAATCCGAAGGGATAGATTTTTCTGAATACATGAACCCACCCGAGCCGTGGAATGGACAGGCATTAATACGGAATATCAATGGAACGAAATACGCCTGTTGCCCTTTTTGCCAGAAGAAAGCACTTTTGATTAGCCCAAACACAAAGATTCAGCATCTTAAATTAAAATGCAAGGGAAGCAACTGCAAGAAAGAGTTCGAGTTGAATGTATGAATAAAATCAGAAAGATATGTTGGATAATCACTAATTTTATTATATTCAAGTGTGTAGCAGATTATTTAATAGCTACAATACAAATGATGATTGAAAATAATTGGGGACTTTCAGCAATACCATTATTAACAATGGCAGTATTCGCAGAGTGGAAAGTAATTGAAAATATTTTTTCGTAATTAAGAAGATGATTTTATCAAGAAAGGATATGTATGACAAAACAAGAAGCCGTAGTAATTGAAACCTATACAGGAATTTGTATGCTTACAGGGGATGACTGAAAACTTGCATATGAATATGCGGAAAAGCTTTTAGGTCATCCGATATATACACATGAATTTCCGAAATATGCTGACAAGCTAAAAGAACTTAGTAAGCCAGATTTTATTGAAATTTGTAGAAGGTTAGGTGATTGAATGAACCCAGTATTTATATTTCTAGTGGTATGCGGAGCGGCAGTAGTATGGTTCCTGCTTTACAAATTATTTCAGCCACTAGGTAAATTATTGAACCACATTGGCAGAAATGCTATTGATGAGTTAAATAAAGACGAAAGTCAAAAAGAGGAGGATAATAAATGAAAAAAGGACTTTTAGGTGGAATCGGATTAGCTGTTGCAATCATTGCAGGGCTTATATGTGTTGCAAAGTGCAGTGTGAGAGTTCCGGCCGGCTACATTGCGGTAGAGTACAAAATGAACGGAGGAATCTCTAAGAATGTACTTACTCAGGGATGGCATTTGATTTCACCAACAGTAAAAACTTCACTGTATTCCGTTGGAATCGAGCAGTCTTATCTTACATCTGAGGATAAGGGCGATTCTCCAAAAGACGAAAGCTTCAAGACACCAACAGCAGATGGTAAATCACTTCAAGTTGACCTTGAATTTTCTTATAAATTCGATCAGAGCAGAGTAACTGATGTATTTACTCAGTTCAAAGGTCAATCCGGGGAATCTGTGAAAAATACTTTTATTAAGCCTAAGATGAAAGCATGGACGCAGGAAGTAACTGCGAAGTATCCAGTAACAGATGTTTTCGGTGATAAACGCCAGGAACTAAATGAAGCACTTGACGAATATCTTAAGCAGAAGTTTGAGCCATACGGAATTATTATTGATACAGTAAACTTTACTTCCATTTCCACTGATGATGAAACACAGGCTGCAATTCAGAAGAAAGTGAACGCTCAACAGGAGCTTGAACTTGCTAACATTGAAGCTAAAACAGCAAAAGTACAAGCTGATAAAGATAAAGAAGTTGCACTGATTGCTGCCGAACAGGAAAAGGAGAAAGCATCTATCCAAGCGGAACAGGCAAAGATTGATGCAGAAGGAAAAGCAGAAGCAATTAAGATTAAAGCTGAAGCTGAAGCTGAAGCAAATAGAAAAATCGCAGAATCTCTTACTCCCGAACTGATTGAAAAACAGAAAATTGATAAATGGAATGGTGAAGTACCAAAAATTCAAGGAAGTAACACTTCTACCATCGTAGATACAAGAGATATGACAGCTGATGAGAATGCTAAATAATAAATAAAACAGTCAAGAGAGCCACATGAGAGCCAGACTAAATCCTAAAAAGAAAGGAGGTCTGGCTCTATTTTTATGTCAAAAATTACAGAAGGCTCGCTCGAATGGTATCGGGCAGTGCTGAATCAGATTATCAGTAGTGATATGACAATATATCAGAACCAAAAAGATTGCCTCGATTTGCTCTTAAATATGAATATTGACCTTCCTTTCGAAAATAACCAAGAAGCACGGAAAATGGCTATGAAAGTAAGCCAATACTCACATAACATAGCTGAGAAGTGTGCTGCATTAACTGGCAGTGGTGATTTTGATGATATCTACTGGCAGTATTTGTTACTGGAAGCACCACATTTATTTGAAAGTTACTTGCTTTATATGGAAAAGAATAGACCAGACAGCAAGAAATTTTATATTCCACGAAGAAAAACACTACATGTGGTAGCCCAAGACCTACAAGATTTGGAAGAAAGAAAAATAGAGTTTTACGGTTTATCGCTTCCAAGCCGTGTTGGAAAATCTACCATGTGCATTTTCTTTATGTCATGGATAATGGGAAAAAGACCGAATAGCCATAGTGCCATGGGCGGCCATTCTGGAAAACTGGCAAAAGGATTCTACGGAGAACTTCTTAACCTCATTAATACACAGGAATACAACTACAGCGAAATTTTTCCACAGTCAAAACTTCAAAAACAGAGTGCTGATGATTTTGAAATAAACCTGGACAAGCCAGACCGATTTGCGACAATGACTTGCCGTGGTATTGAAGGAACTTGGACAGGTGCCGTTGATATTTCTTCTGATGGGTATTTGTACGTGGATGACCTTGTAAGAGATAGACAACATTCATTAAGTCCTACCCGACTAGAAAATACATATCAAGAATATCTGAATAAGATGGTTGACCGTAAGATTGATGGCGCAAGGGAGCTTATGGTTGGAACTAGATGGAATTTATACGACCCTCTCGGAAAAATCGAGAAGCTAAATCATGACAATCCAATGTATCGGTTTAGAAAAATTCCAGCTTTGAATGATGAGGGGAAATCGAATTTCGATTATGAGTATGGCGTTGGATTTTCAACAAAATATTATGTCGATATGAAAGCTAGGTTAGACGCTAACGAATGGGAAGCCAAATATCAGCAAAAGCCCTTCTTGCGTGAAGGAATTGTGTTTGCAGCTGATGAATTGAGATATTATAACGGCGTTCTTCCAGAAGGTGGATTTGTTAAAAATGTTTCTGCCTGTGATGTTGCGTGGGGTGGTGGTGATAGCTTATCAATGCCAGTGGGCGCAGAATACGAAAATGGAGATGTGTATATTTATGACTGGATTTTCAGCACGGCACCAAAAGAAGGAACATTGCCATTAGTTGTTGGAAGAATCATGGGTAATAATATTCAATCCATTAATTTTGAAGCGAATAATGGTGGAGATATGTATGCCTATTATGTAAATGAACGGTTGAAGGAACATAAATACGCTTGCAGCACGACAAGTACAAAAGCGCCTTCAAAACAAGCAAAAAAAGAAAAAATAAATCAGTATTCCGGGGATGTTAAGCAGAATTTCATATTTTTGGCTCCAAAATATCAAGGCAAGCAATATCAAAAGGCTATGGATGAATTAACGACCTTTGTATATATTGGCGATAATGAGCATGATGACGCCGCAGATGGAGTTACACAGCTTGCAATAACACTTGCTGGAAAAAGATTTGCAGAAGTAAAAGCAACCAAAAATTTTATGTGGGGAAGGAGATAGAATATGATGACTGCAACTCAATATTTACGCCAGATTGAAAATTATGATAACAGAATCAAAAACAAGCTTATCGAAGAAGAACAGCTCAGTTCTCTTTCCACAAGTATATCTGCAATTCCTGTTGGAGAAAAGGTACAAACTTCTGTAAAACGTGATCCGATGGGAGATATGGTTGCAAAGATATTTGATCTGCGAGAAGAGATTTCAAAAATGATATCCGAATTTTTACAAAAAAAACAGGAAATAGTCCGAACCATAGAACAGGTTGAAGACCCGTTGCTGTACAACATACTATTTAAGCATTATGTTGAGTACAAATCATTGGTTCGTATTGCAGATGAGATGGGATATTCTGAAATACATATTAAGAAAAAACACTTAAAAGCTTTGGCAGAAGTAAAAAAGATAAAAGGTTTTGAAAGATGATACCGAAGTATACTGAATGATACCACCAATATGTGTAAAATATAAAGTAGAGCATTGGATTGAAATATCCAGTGCTTTTTATTTTGTAGAAAGGATGGTTCGGCTCGTGAGAAATACAATGAATTTTGTGGATTTATGCCGAGGTGAGTTCGGGAGAAAAGTAGCCTACACAGGCGTTGACCGAATCACTCCACAAAATGTAGTAAAGGTAGTATCTGATACTATTGGCATACATAATAGAAATCGAACATTGATTGATTACTTGTATCGGTACATGAAAGGCGATCAGCCGATATTATACCGAAACAAAATAGTCCGTCCAGAAGTTAATAACAGAGTGGTTGAAAACCACGCATTTGAAACTGTGAAATTTAAAGCTGGACAGATTTGCGGGGAGCCAATCCAATATGTATGTAAAAAGAAAAATGCAGACGAAAAAATAAATGAGCAAGTTGACCTTCTGAATGATTATCTGGATGAAGCCAATGCAGATGCAAGAAACATCCAAAGGGCAATATACCAGAGCGCAACAGGAACTTCCTATAAGGCTATTCTGAAAGAAGAGGACTGGACAAAAAACGGAGATTTACCACCGTTTAGAATCTTCATTCCGTATCCAGGTGATTGTTACATTGTATACTCACAGAGAAATGGGAAACCAATGCTTTCCGTGCAGATTTTAAAAGATGAAGATGAACAGCAATATTATTTATGTTATTCAAAGAACCAGTTTTTTGAAATCAAGAATGGGAAAGTAACTAACTACGGCATCAATGGTTTTGGCGGTATTCCAATTGTTGAATACCCGAATAATCATGACAGGCTTTCAGATGTTGAAATTGCAATCACATTATTTGATGCAATTAACAAATACCAGTCTGACAGATTAAATGGCGTGGAACAGTTTGTGCAATCCTTTATGAAGTTTAAAAACTGCGAGGTAGACAAAAACGAGTTTTTGGAAATGGTAAAACTTGGTGCTATCTCTGTTAAAGATACCGGAAATGGCTGTCAATCGGATGTTGAACTGATGACCGCTGAACTGAATCAATCAGAGAGCCAGGTTGCAAAGGATGATATCTACAATAATATGCTGATTGTGGAAGCAATGCCAAACCGCCAAAGCAATAGCGGAGGAGATACAGGAAATGCCGTATACCTTCGCAATGGATGGGATTTCGCAGAGAGAGATGCAAAATTGGTAGAAGCATTCACCAAGGAAGCTGAAAAGGAATCTGCCAGAATTATTCTGAATATTATCCGTGGTACATCAAATGATGTTAATATCTCAACCAGAGATTTTGATGTAAAGATAACCAGAAACCCAACAGACAATATGCTTGTAAAAGCACAGGCTCTTGATTATCTGTTCAAAAATAAAATTCATCCGCTTATTGCGCTGATCACCTGTGGGCTATTTAGTGATCCACAAAAAGTTTACGAAATGAGCCTTCCTTATCTTGGAACAATTTATCCAGAACTGGCAGACCCGGAAGAGGAAATGAAGAAAGCACAGCAATTACTTGACGGAAAGTTTCAAAATCCGTCCAAAACAGAACCAATGGCAAATTCTACATCTAACGAAGAATGAACCAAATTTCGATTATTTAAGGAGTTTTAGAGAAATCTAAGGCTTCTTTTTTAATACCCAAAATCAAATAAATTGCAACAGCCCGTGAGCGTAAATCGGGTACAGACCATGTGCGGAGCGAACCGTGTTGAAAAAGCGTATTGGACTGGAAGAAAGGAGATTTCAATGACAAGAGAACAGGCAAAACAGGCACTTATCGGTATGGGAGTTGCAGAACCTTCCGAGGAACAGGTTTCTAAGCTTCTTGATTCTATTTCTGCTGAAACTAAGAAAGAGAAAGACAAAAATGTTTCTCTGAAGGAAAAAGCTGAAAAAGCAGATTCCCTGGAAAAAGAGTTGGAAGAGTTGAAAAAGCAGAACATGACCGAAGCAGAACGGCTAGAAGCTGAACGCAAGAAAGAAAAGGAAGCAGTGGATAAGGAGTTAGCTGATTTGAAAGCTGCGCTTGCAGAATCCAACAAAAAAGCCCTTACCAGTGAAATTACTTCTATGTTCGCAAATGCAGGACTTTCAACCGAAACATACGCGAGTGCTATTAAAGCATACGCATCTGCACCGTATGAGAAACCAGAAGATGCAATGAAAGAAGTCGAAACTTTTGTTAAGGGAGTTTCCGAAGCAAATAAAACAGCACTTGATACCGCAAAAGCAGCTTGGGAGAAAGAAGCATTGGAAAATACTCCTAATCCAGGAGGCGGTAGCGGCGGCAAACCTACAGTGAAAAGTGATGCTGCTGAATTTGCAAAAGCTTACTCAACAAAAAAGAACCAGGAAACTAAATCAGTGGACGGTAACGCCCCTGTAAATATTTAAGTAAAGGAGATATAAATAATGGCTTTTATGAAAACAGAGCAATATGAGTCCACTCCAAATATTCTTGAATCCGAGGTCGGACTTGTACTTAAAACCTACACAGCAGATCAAACAAATGCTGAAACAGTTGGAACTAAGAAAATTATTAAAGCAGGTTCCGTATATCCAAAAAATGCGACAGGCGCAATCGGCATTGTATTTGAAGATGTTGATATGACAGATGATACCAAGAGACCAATTTCCGTGATTGTCGCAGGACGTGTTCTCGAAAAGAGGCTTCCAGTAACAGTTGACACTACTGCAAAAACAGAGCTTGAAAAAGCGGGAATTGTTTTTGTAGTCACAGAAGACCCAGTATTTTAAGGAGGTATGACAAATGCCATTTAATATTTTGGAATCAATTACCCAAGAAGAAAGACTTAATTTTTCTCAGAATTTCAGCGTTAAAAGACCAGGTATCCTCGATACCATTTTCCCAGATACAAAAACCCAGTATCTGAAAGCAGAGTATTACAGACTTATGGCTGGACAGAATCTCCCGGAAGTTGCATTCGTCCACGCTCTTGATAGCGAAGCAGAAATCGGCACAAGACCTGGATTTGAAAAAGTCCTGACTGAAAAACTCTTCATTAAGAGAAAAATCAATCAGTCCGAAAACTTACGGCAGGCAATTGAAAACGGTGTGCCGGATAATGAAGCGCTGAAAAACTTTGTATTTGATGATGCAGCCAGACTGTTCGAGGGCGTTGTTACAAGAGCAAATGTTATGAAAGGACAGTTCCTTTCCACTGGTGCTGTAACAATCAAAGAGAACCATGTTGACATGGGAATTGACTATGGCGTTCCAGCAAGTGCAAAAGTAACGCTTACTGATTGGTCTAAGCCAGATGCAGATATCATGGGCGATATCCAGAAAATGGTAGCTGTAGCAGAAGGCAATGGCTATGTAGTAAACAAAGCTGTTACTTCTCTTAAAATGATTAACTACATGCGGAACAACACTGCAATGCAGACAGCTGTTCTGGGTGCTGCAAATAAAAGGCTTCTCACAAAGCAGGAGCTTGCCAATCTGCTTATGCAGGAATATGAAATCACAATTGATCGTTGTGATGAGAACTTTAATTTCAGAAAAGCAGATGGAACCCTGAAAACAGCCAGATACCTTAAAGAGGATGTATTTACTCTGTATGAAGCAGATGCCGACGGATCCTTCGGTGTTGGTCTCTGGGGCGCAACTCCAGAGGAAACGGAATACAGACAGTTCATCCAGGAAGAGAACCGTTCTTTCGTAACTCTTTCCATGTGGGCTACACCAGACCCAGTTGCAGTATGGACAAAAGCGTCTGGTATGTTTGTTCCGGTCGCACCGAAAGCCAACGGCGGTATCGTTATCGGTACCAAGGCGGGGGAATAACCGGGCATAGTCTCGATGAAAACAGCCAGTCACCATCTGTAGCAAGTGTTTACAATGAATCAATACATAAGTATACAGAAAGCGAGTTGTCTAATATGACTGTATCTCAGTTAAGACAACTCGCAAGTGATAACGGCTATGCCCTGACAGCAACTAATAAGGCTGGAATAATATCAGAGATTTTATCTCAGCAAAGGTAGGTGATTAAATGGACGAACAGCTTATAGAAGATTTGACAAATTATCTTGAAGATGATGTAGAAACAGCGAGGATGATTCCTCTTTCAGCAGAGAGGGCTATTCGTTCATTTAAGAAGAAAAGGAATTATCCTTCATCCTACAGTGATGAGAAAATAAATTCCGATATGGAAAACTGCTATGATTGCATATTTGATTTGGCTCTTTTCTTTCTGGTGAAACAGGGAGCTGAATTTCAAGGATCACATTCCGAATCTTCTGTAAACAGAAATTGGACTTCCGAAACTGAAATTTATGTAAATCATGGCGTTTTTCCATTTATCGGATTCTAAGATGGTGTGTGCGTGATACGTCAATCCTCCCACGTATCGCAGGGGTGCTTCAAATTAGGTGGGTAGAAGCAATATCTTAAAAAATGGGAGTGATGGAAAGGAATAGCGATGGGATGTGAACACGAGTGTATCAACGAACACCGCTTGAAAGAATTGGAAAGTGCCGTCCATGAGATGAAAGAAAAGCATTCCAAAAGGGATGAAGACTTTTTTAATCGTATCAATGTGCTAGAACAGAAAATTGCTTTATACAACAACGATCTGGGACACATCAAAGATACAGTTGACGAAATGAACGACAATTTAAAAGCACTCATGGAAAAACCAGGAAAATTACAGGACAAAATTATTGCTTATGTTATAACTGGCATAATCGGTATTGTTTTAGGCTTTGCCCTTAAAGGCATTTTCCCGGTGTAAATATTGGTTCCACTAACAGGGAAGACGGTGGAATGGATAATTATAAAGACTTTTCGGAAGATGAAAGAATCTTCTATTTGCGTGAAGCTGGATTTGATTCCAGAGAAAAAGAGTTATTCCGATTGCGTGTTTACGAAGAAAAAACACTTGCAGAAGCTTCAGAAATCATGGGCTACAGCACAAGAACCGTAGACCGCATAAACAGAAAATTAAAGAAGAAAATTATGAAAGTTGCCCCGATGTATTATCGGGGCTTTTCTTTGTATTCATAGAAAATGGCGTATTTATGGCGTTATCATGGCGTGTTAATCAACCTCTTATTATTGTAAAATATAGTTATAAAAACAAGGGAGGTTTGAGATATGCAGTATGGTAATCCGTATTTTGCGCAACCATTTCAACAAATACAGCCGTATCAAGATAGATTAGCACAATTACAGAATAGTTATCAGCAGGCAATGCCATACGGACAGGCACAGATTCAGCAACCAATACAACAAATGCCACAAGTACCACAAATCCCCATGTTGCAAGGACAGATGGTTGATGGCATTGATACTGTAAAGGCAAAAGATGTAGATATGTCTGGAAACCCTGTCTATTATCCAAAAACTGACGGTACAGAAGTTTACCGAAAACAGTTACAGGCAGATGGCAGAAGCCGAATTTTCACTTATAGACTTGTAAATGAAGGAGAACAACCAGAAAGCAATAACACAAATCAAGTTGATATTGTTTCGCTGATCAACCAACTTCGTGATGATGTTCATGCTGAAATTTCTGAAATTAAAGAATTATTGCCAATACAATCTGAACCGCCCAAGACACAGAAGGGAGGTAATCAGAGATGAATTTCAACCCAAACGCAATAATGAAACAAAGAATTCAGCAAATGATTTCTCAAAGGTTCGGAAGCGTTGATAATATGATGAACGATATGAACAAATTTGCTGGAAATAATCCAACATTAAAAAATGCTCTGGATTTATACAAACATGGCGATACAGAACAACTACACCAAGTTCAGCAAAACATATTTAAAGAAAAGAATTTTTCTCCCGAAGGAATTTTAGAAAAATTTTTAGGGATGAAATAACTTCCCCATAATTGGGTGATTTAGAATCGCTACAATTTGGGATGACAGCCGCGGATGTCTCCTATTGTAAATAAAATTTAAGGAGACTAAAAACATGATGAATGGTTCAAATTATAGTCTTAGCGACATTGCAGCCGCTACAGGCTCTAATAACCGTGCAAACGACATGTGGGGCGGCGATGGTTTTTCCCTTATTTGGCTTGTCCTTATTTTCGCAATCTTTGGCTGGGGCGGTTTCGGCGGCTTTGGCGGCTGGGGCGGCAATGGTGGAAACGGTACAAATGGTGCAGGTTTCCAAGGATGGGCAACCAGAGCGGATATCAATGAGAGCTTTGCTCTGAATGATATTCAGAATGGTATCAGAGGTATTCAGCAGGGTATTTGCGATAGCACATATGCGCTTAACAATACCATGCAGAGTGGCTTCAATGGCGTGAACGTTGGAATGCTTCAAGGCTTCAACGGCGTTCAGCAGGCAATCAATGCTGATACTGTAGCCGGTATGCAGAATACCAATGCATTACAGTCTCAGTTAGCAAGTTGTTGCTGCGAGACCAGAGAAGCTATCCAGGGTATCAACTATAACCTGGCTACCAACACTTGTGCCCTCCAGAACACAATGAACAACAACACCAGAGACCTTCTGGAAAATCAGAACAGCAACACAAGAGCAATCCTTGATTATCTTTGCCAGAAAGAGACAGCAGACCTCAGAGCAGAGAATCAGGCACTTAAACTGGCGGCTTCACAGTCCGACCAGAATGCGGTATTACAGGCGGCTATGAACGCAAATACAGCAGAAATTCTCAGACGCACTGCACCGCTTCCGGTTCCTGCATATCCGGCAAGCAACTTGTATGGATATTATGGAAGCTGTGGATGTGGGGGAAACAACGGTTGTTGTTGATTTTATCATTGAATTAAATTAAAAATTGAATATGTACCGTTATTATGATATAATAAAATTATCATAGATAATGGAGAAAAATACTGCATTGTTTTAGCACAGTCCATTCCAAATACAACCACAATTACCGCCCCAGTAATGATTCAGATAGGAACAGGAACAACTTTATATCCATTGGAGAATCGTTGTTGCGCACAGGTAACAGCATGTGGCGTCAGAACCAGAACAAAATATGCAACCAGAGTTGCAACAAGCGCTACTGGTGGAGCGTTCAAAATGTTAGGGAATCCGGCTTGTAGTCCGAATAACAATCTGACTGCAATCAATGGTACAGCCCCAACAGCAGAAAATGTTGTACAGGCTGTGAAGAGGGGAGGTATCGTGAATGCATAAGACAGCAATGGAAATGGGAAAATGGGCCATGGAAAAAGCCAAAACACATGGATTTGATAATCTCAGTGCTCAAGACTGGGACGATTTGAAAGACTGCATGGAAGCAGTAAAGTGTGCGGTTTGTGCAGATAAAGATTACAGAATCGTGGAAGCTATGGATGAATGCGAACAGGAAGAAAAGTATCTTGGACGCATGGGATATGACCGTTACTGCTATTCAAATGGGCGTTTCGCTCCAAAAGGTAGGGGAACCAGAAAAGGTTATAGACCATATCTGTACATGGAAGATGATGACTGGATGGATGAGTATTTAAACAATCCAGAATTTGAGCACAATATGTACCGCATGGGATATCATCCAGACCGTAGTGATATGGAAATGGGTGACATGAATCGGAAGAAATCCAGATATGGCGAATCCTATGATAGATACGATGAGAATCGTAGGCACTATCATGATTCCAAAGACACGGAATCCAAAAGAAAAATGGATGATTCCATGAAAGAGTACACATCTGACATTATCCGTAATCTCACAGAAATGTGGTCTGATGCAGATGCAACTCTCAGACAGTCAATGAAAACTGACCTGACCAGACTTGTACAGCAGATGAACTAGAGCAATAAATGAATTAAGCCCTTGTCGCAAATTAATGCGGCAGGGGTTTTTTTCGTAGAAAGGATGGTGATAAACCATGCTACGACAATTCTACATGAATGGGGATTTATGGAGAGTGCAGTTTGTTTCATCACAAGATGATGTTTTAATTGACCGCACAGGGAAACGCACACTTGCCGTATCTGATTATTCCACAATGACAATTTCGATTGCGAACAACCTATATGGAGAACTTTTGAACCGTGTATTTATCCATGAATTAGGACATTGCGTAATGTTCAGCTATGGTCTACTGCCAGAGCTTCACCGCATGGTCAAGAAACGATATTGGGTGGATGCAGAGGAATTTGTATGCAATATTCTGGCAGACTACAGCCATTTCGTGATTGGCACGGCCAGAGATATTTTGAGAAACAAATTTACATATGTAGCTCCTGTTGGAGCGGAAAGGATGATTGCATGAGAGGATTAGTTCGCCAAAAGCAAAAAGTATATTGGTCACGAATTACTGAAAAAACAGAAGGATTAGACCGTATTAAAGTTTATGAGAAGCCAGTTATATTCTCTTTTTCCGTATCATCTACCGCCGGAACACCAGAAGAAATCGCAGCCGGAATAGTGCCAGATTACGACAGGTACATTACAAGCTTTAACCGAAATTTCCACCCACAGGAAGCAGACATATTTTGGATAGACAGAATCCCACAAATAAGCGAGGATGGAAGCCTTATTTTGTACGAAAATGGAGATCCTACAGTATTGCCAGATTACACGCTAAAGAAGATTTTAGACACACAAAAAGGCAATATTGCCAGATACGGAATTTCTAAGAGAGGGAATGAAGATGGGTAAGACAATAAAGTGTACCTTGTCGCAGAAATCAATTCGTAATGCAATTAATGAATTAAAGGCATACCAGAAAGATTTACAAAGAAAGAACGAGCTTTTTGTTAAGAGATTGTGCGAAGAGGGATTACAAGTAATTCAGACCACAATGGAATCCATCCCGGACGAAGAGAAAGGTTCATACTACACCGAGATAATCTATAATAAGAACGGTGACATTACAGGTGCATCTGTTAGGCTGTCTGGTGATAAAGTGTTATTCATTGAATTTTCAGCTGGTATCACATATGGTTCAAACAATTACCCTCTGCCATCTGGTTCTGAATACGGAGTAGGTACATACCCCGGACAAACCCATGCGTTTTCACCTTATGGATGGTGGTATACGGACGAAAGAAGTGGAGAAACACGCCATTCATATGGAAATAGAGCGTACATGCCTATGTATCACGCAGAACAAGCCGTTATTATTGCTGTTCGCAAAATTGCCAAAGAGGTATTCTCTTCTTAAAGAAGATACCATAATATACTGAATGATACTAACCAATTATGTTATGATTACAGTGTTAAATTGTAGCATAACATGCAATGCGTTCACCATAAAGGTGGGCGCATTTTTTATTGTGAGGTGACAGATATGCCGGACACAATAGAATCCCCTGTATTGGAAGTTTTTTCAAGGTGGGGAGCGGCTGTTTCTAAGATTACTGGCGCAGACAATTATTCCATGGATGGGAGCGAGACAAATGCTTCTGGCAAAAAAGCATATGCACAGCTTTATATGCTTGGAAATCCAATTACGAGAGGTGACCTTGAAGGGGATGAATGCGCAACAATGCCATCATTTCAAGTAAATTGCTTCACATCTGGGAGTAAAGCATTAACCAGATTGTATGAATTGGACAAGATAAGTCACAAAGCTATGGTGAGCATGGGATTCCGTCGTACATATGGCCCGGAACCTATGTTTTTTGGTGACAGTGGAATCAAAAAGCTTGTGAGCCGATACAGCCGGATATATACAGGAAAATTACTTTGAAACCAATGAACGCATAGACGTTCTTTTTTTATGCTTAAAACGAAAGCGAGGTGAGATTATGGATCAGATTTTAAGTTATGTAAAGCCAGAATTACTTATTGTCGTTGTAGTTCTTTATTTTATCGGGGCAATGATTAAAAAGTCAGAGAATATTTCTGACAAATTTATTCCAATGATTTTAGGAATTCTTGGTGTGTTAATTTGCGGTCTTTATGTTTTTGCAACATCTACAGTTTCCGGTTCACAGGAAGCTGCAATGGCGCTGTTTACTGCAATTACACAAGGAATTATCGTTGCTGGATTAAGTACTTATGTAAATCAGCTTATTAAGCAGTCTGGAAAAGAAGAGTAGAAAGGCGGTGATCCGCTATCTCCCGGCACAGGGTTACGTGCAAGAGAGTCATAGAGCCAGTTTATAGTTTGATAGAAAGAAAAGGAGATATAGCAATGGCAGAAAAAGGCAATATTGCTGGTGTATCTACAGTTGGTTCTCTTACTGGATATGCCGTTGAAACAGTGGCTGGTACTAAGCCTGCAAAATTTATAATGCTTCACAGAATCAACGCTTCTGACGAAATTACCATTGATGTAGAGACGATTGATGCGTCTGCACTGGAAGACGAAATTGAAAGAACAATTGCTGGACGTGGTTCTACAGGTGGAACATTCAATGTAACAGTAAACGTTACAGACGAAACAATTGATGAGTGGGAAAAACTTATTACTGCATACAAAACTGGAAAGGCATCTGGCTTATCAATGTGGTATGAAGAGTATTTCCCTTCTCTTCAAAAGGCATTTTTTACCAAAATTGAGCCACCAACAAAGATTCCAAAACCAGCCAGAGACCAGAACGGACTTCTTACAGTTTCCATGTCTCTGACTATCAATGAGTATGTTGGTGCTGATACCGCAATCAAACCAACAGAGGAAGAGTAATTATTACTGGGAGGATAGGATATGTACAAGATAATAACTATTAGCGGGAACGATTATAAACTGGAATATACAATTGAGGCTTCTTTATATGCAGATTGTGTTAAGGAGATAGCTGGATTGTTTTCCTCACTTGCTTTAGCTTCTGACGAAAAGGATGTTTCTAAAATAATTTCCAGCGTTGCAAACATTCCGCAGACTACGCTTATAGTATTTTATGCTGGGCTTATGGAACACCACGGAGATCACCCAGATGGAGACGGAAAAGTGCCGAATATTGCAACTGCAAAAAGGCTTCTTGCAAGCTATATTCGAGAACATTCTGAGGATGAATTTGGGAATTTTTACGGTGTTCTTGAACTTTGCATTGAACAAATGGAGGAAGACGATTTTTTCAATCTGACCGGAATCGGGACGTTTCTGGAGGATGCGTTCAAGACTTCCAAGAAGAAACCAGTGACTCAACAGAAAAAAACTACAGAGAAGTAATTTGGGATGAACTTTATCCAGAAGCGGTAAAAATTGGCATGAGCAAGCATGACTTTCTTCATTGCACCATAAAAGAGTTTCAACTTCGATTAAAAGCTTGGAGAAACCAAAAAGAAGATGAAATTAATCAGAAGAGCAAATTGATTGATTATCAATCCTGGGTTTCTGGTGCGTATGTTCAAATTGCTATAGCAAGTGCACTTTCTTCCGAGGTTTTATACCCCCAAAAGCCATTTGGAAGTGATGATAAAAAAGAATTGCTTCCAGAAAAGATTTATGATGAAAAAACAGAAGAGGAATTAAAGCAAGAAGAAAGATACTTTGAGCTTCTTGTAAAACAAGCAAATGCGAAACTTGACGAGATAGGTAACGAAGAGGGCAGGCAGGATGATTAGTCTTGTCTGCCCTTTATTTTTTTATGCAAAAAGGAGGGAAATTGAAAATGGCGGATAACACCATTGATACCCTTGATTTACAGGTTAGAAGTAGTACGGCAAAAGCTGTTCGGTCACTTGAGAACTTATCAAGAAAACTTTTGAACGTAAACAGTTCATTTAAGAATCTGAATACAGGTGGATTGCGCCATTATGCCAGAGAAATAGGAAGAGTATCTGCATCCATAAAAACATTAAATGGTGTTAGAGTTTCCTTACCTAATCTTGGTGGTCTTACAAAGCAACTCACCAGCATATCACGTGTAAATTTTTCAGCATTGGATGGAAGCGGGAAATCACTTAAAGATTTTGCGTCTGGTTTATTGTCTATCAGCGGTTTACAGAATATTTCTGTACCCAAAATAGATACTAAAAATATTAATTCAGTAACAAAAGCTATTGAAAAGCTTGGAAAAGTTGATTCTTCAAATGCACAGCAAACAATTAACAGTATACAGAAAGTGGCACACTCTATGTCTGTTCTTAATACTGTTGATTTTAGTGGTTCAAAAGTAATCCAAGGAATTAATGCAGTCAAAAGGCTAATGGAAGTCAAAACGGATAATTTTGACACAACCACTTTGGATAAAATTGCAAATTCCATGAAAAGCTTTTCTGATCTCCCAGATGTATCTTCCAGCACCAACCGTTTTGTTTCTTCTTTACAGAAACTTGTAAATGCTGGTGATAAGGCAAAACAGGTAGAAGTTGCACTTCCTGGGCTTGGAAAACAATTAAAATCTGTGATAAAAACGCTGTCCAGAGTGGGGGATGTTTCCGAACCAACTAACTTATTTGTACAGTCAATCGGAAGATTAGCAAGTGCCGGAAACAAAACAAGTCAGACAGCAGGACAGTTACAGACTTTAGCACAAGAAACAAAGAAATTTTTCAAAGTGATGGAAAACGCACCAAAAATCAGTGATAACACAATCCGCATGACGGAAGCACTGGCAAAGTTGGCTAATGCAGGGGGAAAGGTAAATTCCGCTACAAATTCTATATCCAGTGCGTTTTCTAAATTATCATCTGCAACATCTAGCCTTGGTAATATTGTTAGTAAAACTCCTTCTATAATTGGAACCGGGGTAAAAGGCATTATTGGATGGTTTCAACGTCTCGGGAATAGTAGTTCTGGAATTAAAACCGCTTCTTTTAATCTCGGAAATTTGCTTAAAACTGCTATCGGTTTTAAGGCTATTCGTGGTCTGGCAAATTTAGGGAAAAGTGCAATTGGTTTTGGCTCTGCTATTACAGAAATCGAAAATGTTGTAGATGTTTCCTTTGGAAGCATGGCAGATGAAGCCTACAAATTTGCTTCTACGGCCAAAGAACAATTTGGATTATCAGAATTGGCAGCAAAGCAATATTCTGGAACCATGATGGCAATGATGAAATCATCTGGTGTTGCGCAAGATGCAGCTTCTAAAATGTCAATTTCTCTTGCCGGATTAGCCGGGGATATTGCATCATTTTACAACATTGATACTGATACTGCTTTTCAGAAAATACGCTCTGGAATATCCGGGGAAATTGAGCCTTTAAGACAATTGGGCATTAATTTATCCGTTGCAAATATGGAGGCTTATGCCCTTTCAAGGGGAATTACAACATCTTATAATGCAATGTCCCAAGCTGAAAAAGTTGCTCTTCGATATAACTATTTAATGTCAGTTACAGGTGATGTGCAAGGGGATTTCGCTAGGACATCCGGTAGACTATGTGCCGCCTGATGTAGTAATACATCAGTGAAAATCGGGTAAAATCGGTGAAAGCTAAGTTGACTTAATGCGAACATATTATATTTACAGAGCTACAAATAAAATAACTCAAGAATCTTATATCGGGCAAACAAGCAATTTCCGTAATCGAAAATGGCAGCACGAAAGATGCTACAAAAACGAAAAAAAGGTAGAAAAGTAGCTCAAGTAAACCCTGATACAGGAGAAATATTAAAAGTGTTTAATAGAATATCGGATGCAGGAAAAGAATTAGGTGTGTGCTACAAGGGCATACACAAGGTAATCGACAAACCTGATAGAACTGCATTTGGATATAAATGGATAAGTCAATAAGTTAATACCGAGATAAGGCTATAGAACAAAAGCTATAGCACATTGTAGAGCGTAGGGATTGAACCTAGGCTCTTTTTTATTAAAGAGTTTAGAATATAATATCCCCAAGAGTATCCGACATCCTTATGGGATGAAAATGTACGCCGAACTTATAGGAAACTATAAGAACTATAGGATAAAAAGCCTATAGGATAACATTAATTGACATACGCAAATCAATTACGTTTACTCACTCTGAATTTCCAGTCACTTTCCGCAGTGATCGGGCAAGGTTTGATTGCGGGTATTCTTCCTGCTATTCAAGCACTTAATGCTCTCATGGCAAAGCTTATGCAAGCCGCGAATGCGTTCCGGAACTTCATGTATGTATTGATGGGAAAGAAGCTGAAAGGCTCACAGAGTGGAGTTAGTGATATTGTATCTAATTTAGGAGGTATAGAAACAGCTGGTGATGACGCTTCTTCCGGGCTTGATGACGCTACATCATCTGCAAAGAAGCTGAAAAAGGCACTTTCTGTATTACCATTCGACCAATTAAATCAGCTTGCTGATAACTCAAACGATTCCGGGACTGCATCTAAAAGCCTTGGTTCTGGACTTGGCGATTTGGCTGATAGCTTTGCAGGAATACAAGATTCCTTGGACGAAGTTTTGACTGTCGATGAAACACCTATTAACAAATGGGCTGCTAAAATTAGAAAGGCATTTATCAATAAAGACTGGCAGGGACTAGGCTTTACTATTGCAGACATGATAAATGTCGGAATGCAAAAAATATATGAAGTTATTAATTGGAATAATGTTGGCCCGAAAATAACCGAATTTGTAAATGCATTTACCACGGCATTCAATTCCATGGTTAGAGGTATAGATTTTGACTTAATGGGAAGATTGCTTGGGGCTGGAATCAACACGGCAGTAAATACCCTAAACCTGTTGCTCGGAGAGGGAGGAATAGATTTTTCTGGAATAGGGGCAAAACTGTCTCAACTTTTAAAAGGCGCTATAAATGAAATTGACTGGACAGGTCTTGGAAACTTAATCGGAAATAGTTTTATGGCATCTTGGAAAATGCTTTCTGGCTTTGTAAAGGATATGTCTAAAAAGGATGGTGCTGGAATTACTGGATGGGGTAAACTTGGCACTGCACTTGGAAATGCCTTAAATGGTGCAATCGAAAAGATAGACATGAACACCATTGCAGATGCACTTTCCGGCTTACTGAATGGAGCATTTGAAAGCTTAAAGTCATTTACCGAAACATTTAATTGGGATGATCTAGCAACGAAAATCAGAGATGGAATCGCTAAGTTCATCAAAGATACAAACTGGAAAGAAAATGGACAAGCACTTGGAGATTTCATATCTCACCTGTGTACGGCGTTGAAAAATACGCTTACAAAAGACACTTTCTATGAATTTGGACAAGGTGTTGGAACATTCCTTGGCGAATTACCATGGGGTGAAATACTTAGTACTGCGGCTGATTTGTTATTGACTGGTCTTACCAGCGCATTAAACGGATTGTTTGATGGATTAGAGGAAAAACACCCGATAGCCGGACATATTGCAGAATGGCTTACAAAAGCGTTTATTGCAGTAAAAATAGCAAATATTACAGGGATTGGAACTCTTGTAGGTTCACTTGTGGGACATATCGCAAGTAAAATAGCTGAAAAGAAAAACGCTGAAATGATTGCTGAAAAGTTAGCAGATGTACTTGGAGATGGCACAAGTGGAGCAAAAGAAGCAATAAAAGATTTGGGGGATGCGGCGGAAACAGCTTCAACAGGCGGACTTAAAACGTTTTCTTCAACACTTGGTGCTATATTTGGAACCGCTGGGATTGTATTTGTTGCAACGGCATTATCTGTTAAACTTGCTAAAGGAATTGCAAGTATTACAGAAGCTGCGCAAGGTGGAAATGGTATTCTCACACAAACAGGTGGTTATCTCCATGATTATACAGGCGAGATGGAAAGCGCGCATAAAATAACACAAGACCAAGCAAAAGAGCTCTGGAAGTTAATTGAAGCAGATGAAAGTGCTGGAAAATCAAATTCTGAAATGTACGATAGTTTCATTCAGAAACTTGGAGAATTTGGCGTATCAACCGAAGATGCAAGAAAAATTCTCGAAAAATACGGCGCACAGGCGGGTGTATCAACTGGATTTTTGGAAGATATGACTGATAAAGCCGTAGCCCTTGGAGATGGTGTATCTGAATCAGCTGGAAAATTTGACACAACCAAAATCAGTATATCTGATTTGAAAGACGAACTTTATCTTTTAAGTCTTAGTTCCGAGCAATTTAGTGGAGACTACTTAACTGCTAAAGATGCTCTTGATAGTGCAATATCTGGAAGAACATATGCTAATACAGAAGAAGCACTAGACGCAGTTTATACGTCATTAAAAAATGCTGGCGTTCCGTTAGATGAATTAGATGAAAAACTCAGAAAAGATTTTCCAGATGCAGTTGTCACAATGGAAACAAGTGCAAAGAATTCTTTCGATGGAATGAATACATCTGTGAAAACAGCAGTTGGAGGTATTACTACCACTGTTGCAAATGCTTCTAGCTCCGTATCATCCAAGACAAAAACCGGCTTTGGTCTCGCTAATACTGCCGTAAGCACGGCAATGGCTGGAATGAAAAAAAGCACAGAAAGCACAATGCCTTCTATTTGGTCGAAGATAAAGAACACGAATGATGATGTTGAAACCAACTCTAAAACCAACTGGGAAAATTCCGCAAGTGCTGTATCGACAGCTCTCGGAACCATGGACACCGATACAAAAGATGTAATGGGTAAAGTTATGACAACCATCCAAAGCTATTGGTCTTCCGTTCTTATCAATACAAACCAGATTTGGGAAAAGGCTTCTGGTAAAGTTGACACGGAAACTGGAAAAATGAAAACCTACACAGAATCTAATTTGTCTGGGATTTCGGATAAAATTAAAAGGCTATTTAATGTTAATCTTACATCAATTGGTCGGGAAACTGCTCAATCATTCGCTGACGGCATGAAACAAGTACATTTACCGACTCTGACTTATTATATTTCAGAGTGGAGAAAACATGATCTTGGCGGTGGAAGAACCAGTTCTACACCAGTTTACAAGCCTAATTGGTACGCCAAAGGTGGTCTTTTTAATGGTGCACAGGTAATTGGTATCGGTGAAGCTGGTTCTGAAGCCGTTCTTCCACTGGAAAATCCACGAACCATGAAGAAGATTGCAGACAGCATTGTTTCCAGTTCAGACGGAAGCATGGGACTTACAAAAGAGGAAATGGCAAAAGCAGTAGCACAGGGAGTTGCAATGGCAATGAGTATGAACAGCGGGAACAAGAATCCGCAGTACATTATGAACAGCATTATTCTGGACGGAAGCGAGATTGCGAAAGCCGTAACAAAAGCCCAAAATGATACAGATAGCCGTTTCAAACCGTCCCCGGCATATTGATTTTTGACTGATTGTGTGGTATGATTTCTTTAATGAAGAAGTACACACGGTCTTGATTTTTGAGCCGCTAAGAAGAAATTAATATTTCTCGATTTTGAGAAATTTTTATCTTACTTGGCGGCTCTTTTTTATTTTATCCTGCCTGCATATGCAGTTGCGAAAGAAAGGAGAACATATGGAAATTGTAAGCGTAAGGAATAATCAAGTGTTCACAAGCAGTAAAATAATAGCTGTTGGGACAAACAATAAACATCATTCGATAACCGCTGTTATACAGAAATATTTGAGCGATTTTGAAGATTTTGGAAAGGTTCGATTTGAAATGGAACCTTTGTCTAGCGGTCAAAAAGAAAAGGTTTACATTTTAAATCAGCAACAAGCTACTCTTCTTATGACTTATTTGAGAAATAGTGAAATTACACGAAATTTTAAAAAAGAACTTGTCAGACAGTTTTATTTAATGCAGCAGTTTATTTTTGAACGACAAAGTAAAAATTGGATTCAAACCAGAGAACAAGGAAAGCTCACCAGAAAAGCCGAAACGGATGTTTTGAAAAGTCTTGTTGAATACGCAAAATTACAAGGTTCTGAACATTCCGACAAAATGTATATTACATATACAAAATTAGCAAATAAAATATGCGGAATTTCTGGAAGAGATAACGCAACCGCGCAACAGTTAAGTAGCCTTACTGTTGCGGAAAATATTATTCTTCATTGTATACAGGCTGGTATTGACGAAAACAAGCATTACAAAGACATTTACAAGGACTGCAAAAAGCGTCTGGAAATGTTCAAGGATATTGCTTATTTGGAAGTAGCTTAAATTCTGGGAGGAATATCATGTCATATAAAAATTATTGTGTAGTAAGCAAAGAAGTGCTTCATAATAGAAATATTTCCCTTGAAGCAAAGGGAATATATGCTTTAATGATGAGTGTTGGCAAAGATAATTTTAATGTAAAGGAATTATATGATCTTTCAAAAGAAGAAATAAATGTTATTGATAATGCGATAAATGAGTTAGAAAAACTTGGTTACGTAACTCTTGAAAAATAATTCGGTAAATTCAGTGGGCTAGGGTAGCTCCCGAAAGTCTCACCTCCGAGAGATTGCCTACTGTTTTTATATTATCGGAGAAGTTTTTAGATATACGGAGGTTATCTAGCATGAGAAAAGAACAGTTTGTTTCCGAAAGAAGAGAAAGAGATTTCACGGGGGTATTTATACCGTCAAAATTATATCTTACAAATAAATTCAGCCCAAGAGAAAAATTTTTATTAGTGGAAATACATAGTCTTCGCAAAAGAGATAAAAGCGGTGATTGTTTTGCGAGCAATCGGCATTTTGCTGATTTTATTGGTGTGTCCGAACGTACTATTCAGTCAATGCTAAATGGGTTAAAACAGAATGGTTATATAACTTCATGGTATGAATATGAAAAAGATAATCCAAAAGTAATAAAGCATAGACACCTTATTCTCACAGAAAAATTTTATGAAGAATTTATAAATGAGCATGAGCAAAAAGATCAGCCCGAACGTGGTGAGAAAAAACGCATGGGGGATGGTGAGAAAAACTGCACCTTCCGTGGTGAGGAAAACTGCGTGGATAAGTATAACAGTGAAATAAGTATAACAGATATAGATAAGAAAACAGAACCAGACTTTATTGATAATAAAGAAAAAAAGACTTTATCTTATACAGATAAAGATAATCAGACTTCTGCTCCTAATAATTATAATAAATTAAATATATATAATATACCTCCTAGAACCAAGGAGCAGAAAGCCAACCGCTATAATTCTAGGAACCAATCATCTCTCTTAGATTATAAAGATGAGGACGTTGAGAAATTGGTAACCGAAATATACGAAAGTATTTACGGAGCCAAAGAGAATATTTTTGAAGACCATGACATTTGCTTATCCATATTCTTGATTACAGAGTTTTTCAAGAAATATCAAAAATACCGTGAAGAAAAGCACCCGATGGTTACGCCAAGCCAAGCTGAAAATATTCTGAAAATGGTACGCAATCCAGATACAGATATGGCAAAAGATGATTTAGTAGACGATAAAGAGGAACCACTGTTCTATCTTGACATGATGGAGGAACATTTTAAGACAAAGTGGGGGAAAAGAAACGGAGGAGATTTTGATTATAGAATCATGTTATTCTTTAAAGACACCACACAAAATATGTTATATCAAAGAGCGAAACAGAAAAGGGAGGACACACTATGAAAAGAATTAAAGTATTACTGGCAACCATTATCTGTATTTGCGTTATCACAGGGCTAACAGGCTGTGCAGCGAATGACGATTACATGAATGACGTGAAAGGAAATCTTTCTGGAAACAGTTACACAATCTATACCTACGACAACTACGGTCAAAAGGTTATGACTACCACTGGGGACAAGATCAACATTGCCGGGAATAAAACCAAATCCAAGGGCTACGATAGTGAGGGTAACGAAACAACCAGCTATGACGTATCTTCCGTTATTACAATTCTGATTGACGGTAAAGAAATTGAAAGCTGTGGTGATACTTGTATTTTTGAGCAAAAAGGATTGAAGCCAGAGGTTGATTTTACACAGGAGAATATAATTAGCCATTCAACCGGGAAGATTTCAGAGAACACATACATAGCCGGGATTGTGAATTATTATAAAAATTATTTCGGGAAATCCAGGGTTGTAGTAATCAAATCTCAACTTGGACAGCCGATAGCTGCATATTCTGGTGACGAGGTGTTCTGGAAAATCCCGGACGATCTACCTAAAATGACAAAGTTAATGATTGACGGAAAAGCTCTTTATATCCACAGGGCGAACTTCCAGATTATTGACAAAGAATTACTGCGATAAAATAATCAAATTCGTTTCAAAACCTATCACCCGATAAAACATAGGAACAAGCCAAGAAAATTGAAATTCGAGCAAAGAAATTAATTAATTGTGGAGAAAGGAAACAAAGAAAATGAACAGACCATTATTTGAACCAGGAGATATCGTGCAGCACTTTAAGAGAGAAACCATCGAGAATCCGCATGATAATGAATACCTGTATGAGATTGTCGGTTTTGCTAGGCATACGGAAACAGGAGAAGACCTAGTGATATACAAAGCCCTGTATGGCAGTAAGCAATTATACGCCAGACCGAAAAATATGTTTTACAGTGAGGTAGATCGTGAAAAATATCCAAATGTGAAACAGAAATATAGGCTCGAGAAATATCATGGAGTGGTGTACGTGTAATGGATTTCAAGCAGACTTACTTTTCCATCTGGCAAGATATATGGAATCTTCACAAGAAGTACGCTTTTATCTCAAAGGATGATATTCCACAGTGGGAAAATCTCACCATGGAAGCAAGCCAGATTCACGATAAATACTCTGATTCTTTTGGAGCAAAATTTGCCGAAGCTCTTTTGTTTGCCGTAACTGCGGAAATTGATAGAAAAGCGAAATAGTGCTTCCAGAATACGTCCCAAGGTGGTACAATATGGGTATCAATTATTGGGAGGTACGTATGTATGAAGAAAGCGAAAAGAGTTATTGTTGCGGCAACCGTGATGGCAAGTTTGGTGACTGCGACACCTGTCATGGCGTTTAAGTGGGAAATCGGACAGAAGGAAGAAATTACAGAAACAGCACAAATAGAACCAGCTACAGAAGAAGAAACAGAAGCGGTTTTTTCTGTATGCAAGGATTTATGGGAAGATTTGCAGCTAAAAACTTATAAAATGAGCCATTCTGAAAGATTTGGAGATTCTGATGCTTCAGAGGACACGGAGAACTATTACGAAGACGTAGTTAAAGAAATTTATTCGAAAAAAATCAACGATTATCCAGACTTTTCAATGGGCGATGAAGTGGCTGTAAATGGATATGTATTGCAGACAATACAAATTCCAACAGACCAAGAGTGGCAAATAAATAGTATTAATAAATCTGGGGCATACAGAGTGCAAATTGCAATGGATGACGGAATAACATATACTGGATATGATGAGTTTGCAATGATGGTAAGAAGCAACAATGCAAGCGTAATGAGCCTACAGGCTGGAGATTATGTTACTGTTGAGGGAATATTTTTAAAACCAGACGCAATTTCCGCACAAGACTATATATATGACTGTTCTATCTCAAAATGCGAAGATATACCGCAAGTCCCGCTTGGAAAGAAAAATGCGTTGAAGGCGGCAAGGAATTATTTGGAGTTAATGCCATTTTCTTATGATGGATTAGTTGGACAATTAATAACATTTGATAAATACAATCAAGAAGAAGCCGAATATGCAGCAGACTTTTGCGGAGCAAGTTGGAACAGGCAAGCTGAAAAATCTGCGAAAAATTATTTGGATTTAATGAGCTTTTCAAAAGATGGGTTAATTCAACAACTAGAAACGTTTGACAAGTTTACTACTGAACAAGCAGAGTATGGAGTTACGCAAGCAGGGTATTAAAAGAGATTAGGCTAGGGATTCCTCCCTAGCCTTTTATCTTAATTCATCCAGCTATATGTATACGAATCATTTACATATACTTCAAATTTATCTGGTATGATATCCTCGAAATTCCTATCAAATGGAAAATCAAATTCGAGATAAGCTGTTGAGCCTGGATTTTTTACATCGGCACTATGATCATCATACCCCACTATCCTACCATTTTTATAAAATACAATTGCAATAGTGGTAAACGCATTTTTCCGTCCATTGTTATCTACTTTTACCACTACATTTCTATTTCCAAAATTGGCTGAATAATGAATTCCCGAGTTATTTGTTATAATATTTGAAGCTCTTTCAATTCTCAAATTTATCTTAAAAGAATCCCAAGTCTTGTCGTGATTCCAGCCTTGAAGTGCACATTTTGAATGTGCCGCAAATGCATAATTATAATCTTTTTCTATTCCAACCATTGTTCCATTCAGATAATAAACAAACTCTACTGTCAGATCAACGGCATAATCATAATGGTTTTCCAGGATTGCCACAGCTCCATACGGCGTAGATTCTGCATGATAACTAACAACATTCTTTTTACCACTGCTGTTAGCATTTGGATTTCCACCAAAACCGCCATTGCCATTAGAAGCCTTTTTCACAGTAACTTTACAGGTATATTTCTTTTTACCAATCTTTGCAGTAATTGTAGCAGAGCCTTTCTTTTTCGCCTTTACACGTCCTTTAGAAGATACCGTTGCAACAGATTTCTTACTGCTTGTCCATTTTACTTTTCCTTTTGTTCCAGTCACTTTTAATTGCAATGTTTGACCGACTTTCAAAGTGACTTTTTTCTTGTTAATTTTACCGGCCGCCGATACTGGAACTGCCATACAGACAATTAGTAACATCATGGTCAAAACTGCCAGTAACTTTTTGGATTTTTTCATATGCGTTTTCCTCCCTAAATCAGTATGATATACGTATTTTACCACTACAAAACGAATAGTGGAATAGGAAATTTGAAAAAAATAACGATTCATCAAAATGACGAATCGTCAGTAAAAAAAACTGCCCATTAAAATTGAAGAGCATGGTTCTTCACTAGGAGGAACGAACAGAAAAATTGATATTTCGTCTTTATGGCAGACTATATATGCTTACAAGGTGCACGAATTTGAGCGGATTATATAGGTTTTAGCCATACATGGCGAAAAGGCGTAGAAATTTCGACACCTTTTATTTTAAAATGGGTGCTTCTAATTTGATGCACCCTATTTCTATGATTGATATTTTGAACTATCATCAATTTGATGACGGTTAGCACTTCGGACAATTTGTCCTAGGTTCGACACAATGGCTAGTGACTCCGCATTCATGCGGAAAAGTGGATGCTTCAATCACCAAAGTCAATTTTACTTCGGCTAACTGCGACTCTTCCTAAAAGACGAGACGCACACTGTCGAAAATTCGACAGTGAATAAGCCTCCGAAATTTCGGCTCCATTATTTTGTGGAAGCCAATTCTGCTAAAATTTTAGCGAAAAGGTGTTCGCCATAATGACGAGAACCTTGATTGATATGTTTTCTAAAAAAATAGAAAATGTTATTGACTTCTAAATGACTTCAAGAAAGGAGAAATGCTACTAATGAGTATTAAAACATTTACGTTAAGACTGACAAAAGAACAGCTTGATTTTGTCGGTGAGAAAGCAAAAGAAATGGGGGTGAGTAAAAACGATTATATTCGCAGATTAATTGATGGAGATATTCGTGCAGACAAAGAGGATAAAATCTTACAGGAAATTATCGAAATCAAGAATATGTTAAAAGCAAACAAATAAAAAAGGATTCCCGCACCCTGGAAAAGTCGGAACCCTTTAAGCACTCAACACACCGAAGTGGTTGATATTGTTATTATATCTCCCTTCGGTGTAATTGTAAACACCGAAAGGAGATTTTTTATGGCAGATTTGAAGATTATTGAAAATGAATTAGTTCCTGTGTATGAAACCGAAAAAGGAATTAAAGTTGTGTACGGAAAAGACTTGCATAAAAGTTTAGCAGTCAAGACAGATTTTTCCACATGGGTAAAGAGAAGATTATCAGAGTGTGATGCCGAGGAAAAAGAAGATTTTGACCTGCTCCCCAAAATTGAGGAGCAGGTAACAGGCAGTAAACACACGATTGAATACCTCATCAAACTTGACACTGCCAAAGAAATGGCAATGCTTGAACGCAACGACAAAGGAAAACAGGTTCGCAAGTATTTCATCCAAGTGGAAGAGAAATACAAGCAGACAGCAATCAACATTAATCAATTGTCCCCGGAACTGCAAATGTTTAATCAGATTTTTCAACAGGTAGCCAAGACTGAACTGGAACAGAAGAAACTTGCGGAACGTGCCGACCAACAAGAGAAGAACATGAAAACCATTATTGATACCTTTAAGGGAACGGATTCTGATGTTGGCACAGAGAAATGGGTAAACAGATGTATTTCAAAGATTGCCGAGAGTGATGATTTCTCTTACTCATTCGGAAATAAATATGCCGCCGCCAGAAACGAAAGCTACCGCAGATTATCGGACAGAGCTGGTTGCCGATTGGATCAGCAACTTAGAAATGCGATTTCCAGAGCCGAGGAAAGAGGATGCACCAAGGCACAGACTAACCAGATCAACAAACTGTCCGTGATTATGCAGAATAAGCGGCTGAAAGATATTTACGTTAGCGTGATTAAAGAAATGATGATTGCATACAGAGTAGAAATCGCATAATTAGATTTTTACAGGGATACACAGGAGGAAAATAAAATGACAAAAGCTGAATTACAGAAAACAATCGACGAACTGAACGCAGATAACAACGAGTGC